GCTCCTGTTTGATCCGGCACCTGTATATGCCCGCATTGAGGTTAATCATTACAAGAGGGTACAACCGTTGCAGATGGCAAAGATGTTCCCCCAAATAGAGCCCGGCATTTGCGCGTGTGGATGCGGGGAGGAGTTAACCGGGCGGCGCTCAAGATGGGCCACGGATGATTGCTCAAATTTTGTTGGTGTTGTTTATGCCATCATTGCCGGGAACCATGATGTAATTAAGAGATATGTTACTCTCTTGTATGGCGGATGGGCTTGCTGCAACTGCAATGGAACGTGGAAAGATTGCCCGGATGATTGGGGCAACGGATACGGGGATTGGATACAAAAGGATCACATCATTGCTGTAAAGAAAGGCGGAGGAGGCTGTTGGCTTAATAATTACCAGCCATTGTGCCACATCTGCCATACTAAGAAAACAAAAGCAGGAGGAGAGCACCGGCCCATGGCAGCCATCTCCCCAGCATCATTACCAACATTCCCAATACAAAAAGAACTATTTTGATATGAGCCTAAAACTTAAGCCAAGCAACAACCATGAGGAGTTGAGGAACCATATTGCAGATTTAGCCATTGAGGGCGCTAAGATTAAGAATTGCGGCAAGATGTGTGGTTCTTGTGCCTTTAAAAGAGATAGTGAGGCAAACATTGAGCGTAAAACAGTAAGTGATGCCATGGAGTGCCTTGCTTATGGGCACCAGCAATTTAATTGCCACATTGAGGGAGGGTATGACAGCGGCAAGCCTTGTGCCGGGTTCCTCAATGCATTACAGGTTGTGGATCCGGACCGTAAAACGGTTGTGAGGTATCCTAAAAACATTTTCAACTGCCTGTATTGTGATAAGGCTCATGTTGATAAAGGAAAGTATTGGAGAGCCTGCCAACGGAATAAATCAGGAGTTACTAAATTTGTGTGCTCCGGGTGCAAAGGAGTTCACATCTTTCATTATGACTTTACCAACACTATAGAACTATTTAAAAACAGCAAAGATGAACAAAGAGCAAGCAGAGATTAAAAACGCCATGGGCCAGCTTGAGGCATCCATGGATGTAGCAGGCAAGCACATGAGTAATGAGGAGTTTTCTGCATATTGTGATAATGTGTATGCAGCAATCTCAAAATTGAGGGTACAACTAAACAAACTTTTAAAAGAGTAATTATGAAAAAACTATTTATTATGATTTTGGCGCTGGGAGCGCTTTCATGTTCAACAGATGATGCAACACCTCTTGAGGATAATTGTGCCGCTGCAAGGGCGGAGATTAATGCAACGTATGATGCACAAATCACATGGGTAAGGGATAACACCGCCCCGGATGATGAGGCTCAAATTGCTCTGCTTAATCAGGAGAGGGAGGCAAGGCTTTTGGAGGCATGCCAATAACACAATGTAGGAAAAACATGATACACGCATTGATGCGGTTATCATACTCAATGCTCATCATTTGATGGGCATTTGTTATTTTGTATTACCTTGCAACATATTTAACATACAATGAGCGTAGCAGTTAAGTTTATACGCCCTCAAGAGGGTTATCAAATGTTATCACTTTCCTCCCCGGCGGATATTGTTATTGGGGGAGGTTCCGCCGGATCCGGTAAAACATGGTGCATGCTGCTTGAGTGCATGCGTAATGTAAACATCCCAAATTTTGGTGCCGTTGTTTTCAGGAGAACCACACCTCAAATTAAAGGGGAGGGGGGGTTGTGGGATGCCTCATACAAGATGTACAGCCAAATCCGGGGAGCCGTTGCAGTTGAGAGCCGCCTTGAGTGGCATTTTGGCAACCGGGCAAAGGTTAAGTTTTCCCATCTTGAGCATAAGAGTGATATTTACAGTTGGCAAGGGGCGGAAATCCCTCTCATCTGCTTTGATGAGTTAACCCACTTTGATAAAGAGATGTTTTTTTATCTGTTAACCCGTAACCGTTCCACATGCGGTGTGGCACCTTATGTAAGGGCAACCTGTAACCCTGATCCTGATAGTTGGGTTTATGAGTTAATTAAGTGGTGGATTGGCGCGGATGGGCTCCCTATTGAGGAGCGCCGGGGAGTAGTGAGATATTTCACAGTTGCCAACAACAAATACATTTGGGGAGATACCATTGAGGAGGTTATGGAGAAAGGCGGGGAGTTTCTACAGCCTCAAATTGATAAAGGGGGCGTTTCTCCCAAGGACTTAATCAAATCACTTACTTTTATTGGGGGCTCCATTTATGAGAATAAGGAACTTATCAAAATCAATCCGGGATACCTTGGCTCCTTGAGTGCCCAAGATGAGCAAACCAAGGCCAGGCTCCTCAACGGTAATTGGCATGTAAAAGTATCCGGGCAAGATATTTACGATTTTTATAAATTTGCTAACATATTCACAAATAAGCATGTTGAGGTACAGCTTAGGGCAAACAAGGGGAGATTAAAGAACCTCCTTGCCATGCAAACACAAACGCCATTGGATACCTCTCAATTAAGTGAAGTGAGAAAGCTGCAACGCCTTACAAGAAAATGCATAACAGCGGATATTGCTCTCAAGGGATCGGATAAGCTGGTTATAATGGTTTGGGAGGGCAAGATGATGATTGATATTATGATAGTTGATAAGAGCACCGGCCCAAAGGTTATTGCAGTAATAAAGGGGATGGCTATCAAGCATAAAATCCCAAATAGTGAGATTGTGTATGATAATGATGGCGTTGGGCAATTTGTAGGAGGAGAGGGCGGTTTTATTGATGGCGCCATTGAGTTCAATAACGGCTCAACAGCTATTGGCAGAGAGGCATATAATCACTTAAAGAGCCAATGTTATTTTAAGAGCGGTGCCGCCGTTTACAATGCAGAGTATTACATCCCGGAGAGTGTTATCCAAAACGGGAGAGAGATTGAAATATCCACGCGCCTTATTGATGAGGATACAACTCTTGAGGCTGCCATGAAACAGGAGAGGAAAGCCATCAAGCAGGGCAAGCCGGATGATGATGGCAAGTTACAGGTAATTAAGAAATCAGAGATGAAAACGTACTTAGATGGAAAGAGCCCGGATTTACTTGATGCCTTTATGATGAGGGAGTATTTTGAACTGCATGAGGCGGAGATACTTGAAACAAGTGATGATGTTCTTAATGGCATCAATTGGTAAATAAATTATTAACAATAAAATAATCACAGTATGAATGAGGAGTTTATAATTGGTGCTGAACTTTCCGCGAGGCCCAAAGAAACCATTGCATTACTTATAAGCGGCTCCAAAGATGCTGCCAAAGTAATTGAAGCCCGGCAAGAGTTCCAAGAGTTAAACAGGAACATCCGGAATACCCAAATAGACAAAACCCAAAAAAATAAAACCGTTGGAGGCACAAACATCCCTCAAAGCCGTATCCCGGTTCCCTTTCAGAAAAAGATTGTAACAGTTGCAACCGCTTTTGAGGCTGGGGAGGGCGTTGCCCTAAGCCCTAATGAGAGTAATAAGCTGGCGGATGAGATCATAAGGCTTTGGAGGGTAAACCGCCTTGATAGCAAGCTTATTGATTTACTGATTGCCAAGAAATCTGAAACAGAAAGCGCCATTGTTTTTTACATTGATGATATTAAGCCAAACACATTTTTTAACAGGATACTTGGCGTTAACGATAAGAAAGAGATTAAATCCTCTGTACTTACATCAAAGGGCGGCATAATGAGCCCGTTTTGGGATGCTAAAGGAGATATGAAAGCCTTTACTTGGCGTTACACATTCGCTAAAGGAGATAAAAAAATCAATTATGTGGAGGTGTATGATGATAAGAATAAGTATTTACTCTCTGATGAAACCGGAGAGATGTTGCTTATAGAAACAAAGCCCCATGGATTTGGCAAAATCCCGGTTGTGTACCTTTCCCAAGATTTTACAGAGTGGAATGATGTGAGTGTTATGATTGATAGGTTTGAAACTGCTTTAAGTAAGCTGGCGGATAGCAACGATTACACCGGGCACCCTTTCTTAAAGCTTTATGGAGAGGTTGTGAGCATGCCCAAGAAAGAGGATAACGGTAAAACTCTCCGCTTTCCTGTTAAGGTTCTCAAGGATGGCAAAGAGGTAAAGGGAGATGCAGAGTTCTTAACCAACAATAACGGTCCGGAAAGCGTTAAGTTAGAACTTGAGAAACTTGAGAAACTGATCAACTACTTAACCAGCACACCACAACTATCCTTGGAGGATTTAAATGGCGTTGGATCAGGCATGAGCGGAGTTGCCATAAAGCTTATGTTTATTGATGCCATTATCAAGGCCAAGCTTAATGAGGGGGGCAATCGTACAACCGTGGAAAGGATGCTCAATGTGCTTATTGCCGGAACGGTAAACACAACCGGGATAAGCCTCAAAAAGATGGGAGATAAAACTTACTTTGATGTTGCGTTTAAAAACATCCTGCCAAACGATATTAAGGAAATCATTGATTATCTATCTACAGGCGTAACGGCTGGATTTATAAGCAAGAAAACAGCCATTGATAAAGTTGGGTTAACTGATAATGCAGATGAGGAGATGAAACTTATTGCAGCAGAGAAAGCGGAGGCGGCTGCCTTGGCTCCTGATGCAGAGAAAGAGCCGGGAGAGGTTGAGCCCCCAGCAGAAAAATAAATAATTAAAATATTTATTGTTTATAATATAAAATATTTTATATTTGCCTCTGTAATTCAATGTGAGTTACAGAGGCTTTTTTATTAACAGTAAAATTTAAAGTATCGTGGAAAATACTTGGATACCCATTGCGGCGGCATTTATTATCAATCCTGCCAATTTTTACCCCCATGAAATGTTGAGCCCTTTAATGCATGATGGCATTAAAAGAGATGGATTACTTAAGCTTATGTATGTTCAGGAAAAATACTCCCCGGGAGATTTGGAGATACTGCCAAGGCTTAATGTGATGTACACAAATTACCCTGAAACAAAGATCAACATTATCAAATTTTCACTCAATTAGTTATGGGAAATCCATGGTATAGTGCCATAAGCAGCAGCAGAAAAAAGGAGCCTGTTGAGAATACGTGCCCTTTGATTGATACAATTATAGGAATTATTGAGGATTGCTATTTGGAATTTCCAAGAGAGCCGTTTTTAAAAAAACAGTTCGATATGTCAAAGCCAATACTTGAGGAGATACGAACCGCAAACAGCAGCTTAAGGGAATGGGGCGGCAAGAACGCGGAGGAGGCGGATGAGTTTGAGGAAAAATTTGATGATGCGGAAAAGAAAATTGATACCCTTGAGCGCCGGATTGCTGAACTTGAGCAAACGATATTGGAGCATGAGCAAATAATATCAGAGAGGGATGAAAGGATTGAGGAACTTGAAACAGAAAATGAAAGCCTTGATGAGATTGTGAGAAATCATCCGGGATAAACAAATACAGAAAACATGAATGATATATTATTACTTGAGGAGGTTATTGGGTATATACCTTATGGGTTGAAATCCGTATCATGGTTCCAAGATGAGCCCGTTGTTGGCACCGTTGGCCCAACAGCCATTGCTAATTACATTGACAGGAGCACAAACAGTAAATTATTGTTACGCCCTTTAGATGATTATCAAAACCCGATAACGGTTAATGGGGAGAGGTTTATCCCGATTGATAAAATGGCAAAGTATCATGCCGGGCATTGTGAGTATGTTAATCTGCATGCCCCTTACATTGATGGCAAGCCAACTATCCAATTTGTTCCTGTTACCAAAAAAGAAATCCCTTATGAGTATGGATTTACAACATGGGCAATGATGCAGAAAATGTTGGAGTGGCAAATTGACATTTTCCAGCTTATTGAAAGAGGGCATGCCCTTAACTTAAATGATTTTGTACATGATGGAAAGTAACTCATTGAGGCACCTCCCTTATGGCTTTGCAAGAAAGGCAATGAGGGCGCTCCATGCTAAGGGATACACTACAATAACCATGAGCATGGTTTACACCGTTAGGCAAAACAAGCCCTCCACATTCAAGAAAGAGATTTTGAGCACGTTGTTGGGGATAGCAGTAAATACATATCAATTTTATAAATACAGAAACGAACCATGAGAAAACTTATTTTAATGCTGCTGCTTTCTGCAACAGTTTATGCAGGCAATCCCTTTGGAGGGCCGCCCGGTCAAGATGATACGGATGATGAGCCGGGCAATAGTGAGTTTGGGCATAGCCATAATGATGTGCCCATTAACCCGCTGCCATTGATAGTGATTGCCATGGGGCTTGCCTATTACTACACTCAAAAGAAAAAACAACTTAAAACCAATTGAGATGATAATTTTAAAATATCCATTAAGAGAGGCGGAGGAGCAAACTGTTATGTTGCCCGCTGGAGCCGTTCCGCTAAGTGTACAATCTCAAAACGGCATCCCGGTTCTTTGGGCAATGGTTGATACATCCAAGGAGAAAGAGCCAAGAAAGATTTTTATTGTTGGCACCGGGAATGAGGTTAAGCCTCCTTTCCTTGTGTACATATCAACTGTACAGATGGCAAGCGGGTTTGTGTGGCATTTTTTTATACACCCCTAAATGAAAGCCAAGCCAAAAAACAAAATGCCTAAGCGCTTTTATAACCGCGCCACTTTGTGCCATGTTGTAAAAACATTTAAGGATGGAAAGGATAAGCTTATTACTTTCAAATATTGGGGCATACGCAAACAGCGTTGGTTTTATGAAACTGTTTACTTGTGGGAGTATGAGATTAGTGTTAAGATTGGAGTTTACACCCTGAAAAAAGATGAGATTTATAAAAATCAAAAATTATTCTGATGGCAATATCAAACTATACAACAAAGATTGATCCTCACAAGACAATAGGAGAGATTACACAAATACTTGCCAAGCATGGGGCAAGAGAAACGGCAATAAGTTATGATACAGAGGGCACCCCTGTTGCATTAAAGTTCATGCTCATCCTAAGTGATAAGCCTCTCTTTTTTGAGTTGCCGGCCAGGTCCTCCGGAGTGCTTAACGCATTGCGGAAAGATGGAGTGCCCAAGGGCATGCTTAACTTGCAACATGCAAACAGAGTTGCATGGCGTATCATCCGGGATTGGGTTGAGGCACAAACGGCACTTATCAAGGCGGAGATTGCCACACCTCAAGAAATCTTTTTGCCTTACTTGCTTATGAAAGATGGAAAAACATTGTTTAACAAAGTGCAGGAGGGAGGCACAAAACTTATTGAGGCATGATACAGAAATTTATAAACGGAGTTTTTAAAGGTGGGTTTTGGTGCTTTATCATCTTACTCATCATACTGCTAATTTTTTAACCAACAATTATGAGATCACTAAAATCAATTAAGAGGGAGATTAAATCCCATGAGAAAACCATCAACAAATTTATCCCGGAGTTTAGGGCCAATTTTATGAGGATAAGGAACATCTTAACCATTGGCATCTGCTTTGCTCCGCTTGCATACTTTATGGATGTTCCGGAGGCTAAAATTGAAAGCGCCATCATGGGAATAATTTGGAGTTTTGTTGCGCTCTCAATTTTTGAGGCAATATTTATAACGTTTTGCCGCAAAATGGTTCTTAGGAGGATAGAGAGATTGCGGAAACAAATTGCCCCGGAAAACAAGCAGCTTAATAAACTGATGGATGAGTTGATTGTTGATGAGGAGGAGATAAAATACATCCAGCACATTTGGGATATAATTGCAGAGGAGAAAGTTGATCCCACAATCTGTTGGGCTGTTATCAATGAAGTTCACAGAAATACATATCTTTCCATGCTGGGGATTGTTACCATGATAAACAAGCTGGGCCTTGTGGTGTTTTGCACCCGGTGTGATGTGATAATTGAAAGCGCCAAGCGCGGCACTCCTGTTGGAGCAATAATAAGTGAAATATTAATAAAAACGGATACGCATGAAAGCAATTAATTTTGAGGGAGTGAATGGTAAAATAATTACAGGAACGGGAGAGGCAATCCCGGCACTCAAAAACAATGATATGAGTGGCATTGTGGTTGTTGGTTACAAACTGAATTGGAAAGAGAGATTAGCAATATTATTGTTTGGAAAGTTGTGGTTTTCTCAAGTAACAAACAATGCAGCGTTAAGGCACTTCACAATAACGGTAAATAAATATGAGGTGCTGGCAAAGGTTCCAATAAAGCCCTCCACGCCCGTAAAAAAGTTACACCCGGATAAGGAGGCTGAAAAACAAAAAGCAACTCCCTAAGCCCAAATTTATACATTATTAGTACCCTTTAAGGCTCCCCCTGTTAACACAGAGAGGGGGCTTTTTTTTTGCTGCCTATACAAATACAACAAAACTTGTTTACATTTGTTGTATTATTTAACATTTTAAAACATTTTACCATGAAAAAAGAATTGATGGAGGCACTCAAAGCGGCACTTAAAATTAAGGGCTTAAATGAGGAACTGTATGAATTTATTACAATTTCAGAGCCAAGCGAAGCGGAGGAGGCGGTTAACAAATTAGTTGGCAAACTCCCAACACCCGCAAATTTGGATGTTGCTGCTACTCTTGCAAGGCCGGAGTTTAAAAGCGAGATGGATAAGGCAATTACCAAAGCCATTGAAACAAACACGGCAAACCTTAAAAAGAAATGGAACATCAAGGATGAGCCAAACCCTAACGAGCCAAACCCGGATGATCCAAAACTTGATCCTAATGTTAAGGCCTTGATGGAAATGGTTACAGGTTTAAAATCTGAACTTGAAACCCTTAAGACAGGCAAAACAATTGATGAGAAAAAAGCGGAGGCGGCAAAGAAGCTGGCGGCATCAACTGTACTTAATGAAAAGTACAAAGAAAAATGGGCGGCCCGCATTGATGTAAACTCTGCAACTCCTGTTGAGGATCAGATTAAGGGGCTTGAGGAGGAGTACAACGATTTACTACAAGTAATTGCCAATGATGGAAATTACTCAAGAAAACCCGGAACGGGCGGAAGTGATACAACAGCAACAGAGGCGGAGGCTGCTGAAATCGTGGGGAATGTTTTATAATAACCAAAGTTTAACTTTATAAAAGAAAAGATGAAAAAAACATTTTTAAAAAACGTGCTTATACTTGCTGTTATCAACCTTACAGATGATGGGGAGAAAATAGATACCTCAAGAGATAGCATAATCATTCCTTTCCATGAGGAGAACATCCCGGGAGGTAAATCCCTTGATGTATCGGGAATTGATGCGGCGGCTTATCCAACACTAAGCGCCGGGCACCCGATAATAAGAGAAACCGCAACAGGTAATTATAAGGCGCTTGGCATTACTGCTGGTGCTTTTATAGCTTTACCGGCTGGGCACACATACGCTGGTGTTTTAAGGGCATCCGTATTGACGAAAAACCCACAAGCATCCGTAATGGTTCGCGGTACTGTAAATACAGAGGCGTTTAAAAATTGGACCAAAGAGATTTATTCTCTTGCTAATGGTTTGGTTATCCCGGCAGCGGTACAGGCTACAAACACATTTTTAAGGCTTACAACCGATAAGGCATAAGCTGTTAACCTTTAAAAAACTTTTGAGAAATGCAAAAAAGTCAATTTTCACAGTACATTACGCGCAACTTTGCGGCAATACTGTTGTTTCTAACGAAAACCATAAACGGCAAGGAGGCGGAGGCCATGTACCTTTACAAAACCATGCTTACAAAACAGTTTGCACCCAACATGAGATGGGAAACCCTTGAGATTGATGGCCGCGCTGTAATGGCGGATGTGGTTGCTCTTGACAGCCGCCTCCCATTAAAAAGGAGATCATCTATAAGGAGGGCATCCGGCGATATTCCAAAGCTGGGTACTAAGCGCTCTTTAAATGAAACCCAAATGAATGATATTATGTTATTGGAGGCTATGCCGGGAGATAACAGTAAAGAAATATCAAGGATTATCTTTGATGATACTACAAGCGTTACCAAATCAGTATGGGAGAGGCTTGAGTATATGTTCCTTACTGCTTTATCCAATGATGGTATTTATGGCACCTCTGATGAAAACAACATTGGGCAAGAAATCAAAATTGATCTTAAGCAGCCGGAGCGCAATCAATTTGGTGTTACAACGCCATGGAGTTCCCCGGATGCCAAGCCAATTGATGATATTGTAAGGATTATGAAACAGGCAAAAGTATATGGCCATAACCTTGCATTCATTCACATGGATGATAGGACATTTACCAGCTTGTTAAGTAACATGCAAATTAAGAGAATGCTTGCAGCCTCATCCGGTTACGGAACGGCACCGGATAGCGCTCTTGCTGATGCAATGCCGGAACAATTAAGGAACATGCTAAGAACCCAATACAGGGTAACAGTAAATGTTGTTGATAGGGCTTTCATCTTTGAAAAGGATGGTGTTGATACAGTATTCCAAGGATGGACTGAAAACAAAGTTGTATTTACTCCATCAATGAATGTTGGTAAACTTGTTTACACAAGACTTGCCGCGGAGATGAACCCTAACAAAAATGTTGATTATGGTAAAGTTGATGATTATATCCTATTATCAATTTATCAGGTAATGGATGATACTCCTCTTGAGTTCACAACTTCACAAGCAAGGGTGTTGCCTGTACTTAACATGGCAAACATTTACAGCCTTAATACAGAGGAGGCAACAAATGCAGAGCAAACAGAGGGAGATGCAACCATTACACTTTATGGAGATGCAACCGTTGTTAAAGCGGATGCCATCCAAGCCCTTAAGGATTTAGGTGTTACAATAGCTGTTAATGCGAGTGATGCAACTGTTGAGAAAAAAGTCAACGAGTTGAGTGATGAGCAAGAAACCGCGTTTAAAACTGCCATGGGCATAGCATAATATGTTTACACCCGCAACCATACAATTTGTAACTGATCTTGTGGGCTGGGATACCCCGGATGCCGCTGCTGGGTTTACCTTGAATGAGGAAAACCTTACCAGCACATCCGGGCGTATTTTTGAAAGTTACCATGCCCTTGTAACGGCTGCCAACGTATATGAAACAATGGATATTATTAATGCATCCAACGAGCAAATAAATGATGAGTTGTTGAAGTATAAAAAGCAGGGCGCTTTGGAGGCTTTGCAGGCAGTTTTTGACAATAGCCCCGGTTATGATCCTGATAGGGATTATGCTGTTGAAGTTGAAAAATACAAAGGGTTGTTACAGGCGGTTATGGGTTATAGTGTTGCCGCCATGGTTTTACGCATGATGATCAACAGCAAACGCATAAATGAAACAGAGAGAAAATCCAAGTACAGCCTCCTTAAGGTAGAACTTGAGGGCTTTAGAGATGGTAACGGGATATTACAATCCCGGGGAGTGCTTTCAATGCTAAATGAAGCCATAAGAAAGGCGCAACAAATCATCTTTCCTGATAACGTAGAAATCCATAATTATGACTGGTAACAAGTACCAAACAGAGGAGCCAAAAGGCGTTGATTTTGCAATTTTTAAGTTGCAAAATTTTTTGTTTAATGCCCTTAATTGGGAAAATGTGGAGTTATTTGGCAGGGTTGATAAGGTTCCAAATGGAGAGGAGAAAACAGCTTTAAAGCCGTATGCCTATTATTCCGGTACCGATTACAATCCCGTTGTTAGGGATGATAAGTTTGCTGCCAACATCTTTTTTGTTCTTGCAGATAGGGCAAACACCCAGCAGGGCATAAGCTTTACAGTTGAGGCAAAGATTGTGTTTATGGTTGATCTTGATAGGCTTTACCCAAATGCAGCCGGGAGAGCGGATCACTTGGCTCAAATGGATGTAGTAAAAGCATTGAAAGGGCAAACAAACTTTCTTGTTACCAGCTTAGGCAATGGCTTAAGGGAATGCTTAGGAGAGTTCGATACAGAGGATATAAAGTTTACAAACATGGCTCCAAACCATATATTTTGTATTACCGGAAATCTCTCATACCAAATTAGTTGTTAAACAAATTTTTAATAAAAATTCTATTATGAATAATCAAATTAGCCCATTTATCGTGTTGCTCGTAATAAACGAGTTATGCGGAGGAGAAAACAGCAAGCCGAAAAACACGGGCTCCAATGGAGTTGAGTGCTTGGAGGGAGTGCTTGAGCGTTTATTTGTTGCAAGGAGCGGATTTCAGTTCCCAACTTTTGCAGATTTTAAGGACAAAGATAAATGGCTTGATGCCATTGAAGCAAAAGACATTGTGCCGCTTTATACAGCCTATACAGTTGCCAATGCCAATACTGATGCAACCACTTTTACAGCGGGTACATTTAGTTATGAAACCTCTCCAGCGGCAAAAATTACCACTTATGAGAGTTATTTGGGCTTTTGCTCACATGCCGCTCTTAAGTCTTATGCCAATTCAGGATACACACAGGTTTTTGAGTTAAACAATGATGGCTCAATTGTGGGTGTTAATGTTGATGGCGGAGCGGTTAAGGGCCAGGACTTGCAAAGGCTTGGAGTAGGTATCCGCCAAAGGCCAGTACCGGATAAGCCTGCAACAACTCTTGTAACTGTTGCTTACAAGGATTACAACCAGCTTGAGGACAATGCATGTGTTATCAAGCCAACTTGGGGATCAGAATTACATGGCATCTTTGATGTTCATTTAACTCAAGTTTCTGCATCTGCAACATCCATTAAATTCAAAGCCATTACGGATTGCGGCAACAGGCCGTTAACAAGTTTGGTTGCTGGGGATATTGTTGTAAAAAATGCAGCCGGAGTTGTGCAAACAGTAACTTTTGTGCCCGCGGATGGAGATGGCATTTATGAGGTAACAGGCACCGGGTTTGCAAATGGTTTTACCGTTGAGATTGATGGTGTTGTTACTATTGTGGCAACTATGTATGAGGGGGATGAGCCTCTTATTGTAGCTGTTTGAACGCCGGGCGTTAACGTTCCGGTTATAACTAACCTGAACACAACGGTAGAAACGGCTCAAATAATACAAGTTGGGGTTCCGTTTGTTTTCCAAGTAACAGCAACCAATAATCCCACAAGTTTTTTATTGCCTTTTGGGAGTGATGTGCTTGCTGAACCCGGTGTTGTTGGTTTAACGTTTGACTATGACACGGGTATTATTTCCGGAACTTTGACAGAGTTTGTAAATGGAGGATTAGCTTTCTATTTCCGTGGAGTAAACGAAAATGGGCAAGGACCACACAAAATGCTAATATTTGAAACAATAAATTAATTAATAACGGGGCTGTGAGATACCGGCCCCATAATATAAAACATCATGGCACAATCAAGAGAGCAGCGTAAAAACGCAGAAAGGCAAGAGAAAACTAAAGGCAGAAACGAATACAAAGGGATTGTATTTGCAGAGGGCTATAATAAAACCCTTGAGGAGTTTAGAACAGAGTTTGGAGAAAACCACATCTTTGCAAGGATGAGCCCAATGGATCGTGAGGCTGGACTTGTAGAGGCACACAAAATTGCAACCAATGGCAACACTCCTCCGGCAGCTACAGGCAGCGCAAAGGGTAAATAAACCCTCTCTTATTGCTGAAATAGTAACCGTAATTAGAAGCCTTGAAAAAACCTTTGTTGATAAAAATAAGGAGCAACTTGAAAAAGACAGTACAGACATTCATGGGAGGGCGCTGGGATTTTATTCTCAAGCAACTGAATACATAACCACAAACATGGCATTGCTTGGAGGAGTAAACAACATCAAGCGCGCTGGGGATCCTTACACCGGAGTTGATACGGGGGATTGGTTTGAGGGTTTTTACATGAAAGTTGAAAACGGCACTTTATTTTTTGGCTCTGATGATGAAAAGAATGATGAAATATTAAGAGGAGATCATTGGTTAACAACGGAATTTTTTGGGCTTACTGATGAAAATCTAAGGGAGGTAATTGAGAAATCAATCCTCCCTTTGTTTATTAAAGTCATACGGATAAAATTAGGTATATGATATATAGGAAAATAGATGTTATCCCTTGGAAAATACTCCTTGAGATCATTGGCACCAACGATTACAAATTACTTGTAACAGAAAATGAGGAAATCCCGGAACCGGAACTCAAAGAAATTTGGGAGAAAATACATGAGGATTACCTTAACCTTAATCCCTCTCCTGATGAGCAACGTGTATTTAAGATACACAAGGAAATTTACTATAATGAAACCAAATACAGAAAGGTTATCCTCTGCTGCAAAATACTTGCTTTTGATTATGATGAGGAAAGCATTAATGAGTTAATTGGATATGGGTACAGCATAACCCATGAGGATTATTTGGATCAATTGGAGCGCGTGGAGAGAGAGGCGGAGGGCATACTTATCCAAGTTGAAAGTTTTAAGCTTAACCTCCCCCCGGTTGATGAAAGCAAGATCATAAGCCCGGATGAGATGCTTGCCAGCTATTGTACATTTTTGGGGATTGATTTTGATTTCAACACTATCCCGGCATCAAAGGTTGTGTATTACGGCAAGCAGATTGATATGAAAATAAAAGCAACTCAAAAAAATTTAGCAGATGGCAAATGATGGCAAAATCACATTAAAAGACCTTGTAACGGATGAGGCGTTAAGGTTTGGTTATATATATGCAGAAAATTTAAAAGTAGCTATACAAGCCAATGAGGAATTAAAAAACTCCTCTAAGGAACTTAACAAAGTAATGGGCTTGTATCGTAATGCAGAAAGCAACTCAAAACTCATTGAAGTAAAGAACCTTGAAAAAAACGCCATTGATAAGATGGTTGAGGCAATGAGAAATGAGCAAATTGCTCTGCAAAAACTTGATGAGGAGAGGCAAAAAGCCATATCCATGGAGAAACTTATAGCAGAGGTTCAGAAAGCCCGGCAAAAGACAGCAGGAGCCTCCAAAAAAGCAATTGATGAGGAGCGCCTTTCCCATACTAAATTAACCAACAGCCTTAAGCAGGAGGAGCAATTTGAGAAATCTTTGGAGAGAACCAAACGGGAGCGTATTGAAACCGAAAAGAAAACCCTTGAGTTATCTGCCAAAATGATTACCCAGCAGGGGGAGGAAATAAAACTCCTTTCTCAATCAGAGGACTTGGAAAAAAGAAAGCTTGCCACGGAAAAAGAGGAGGTAAAGCTTTTGCAGGAACTTGAGCGCCTTGAGCAACGCCGCTTGATTACATCCCGGGAGGAGGTTGCAAAGCTGCAACAAGAGGAGCGCCTTAAAAAAACTCGCTTGGATACCATCCGGGCGGAAAAGGCTGCATTGCTTGATGAGCAAAGGATTATTAAATCATCTTTGGATATTAAGAGCCAAGAGTTACGCATTGCCGCTCAAGAGGAGGCAGCCAAGAAGCGCAACACCGTTTTAACAGCGGAGGAGAGGGTACAAAATGAGATGCTTAACCGGGCAAAGAAACAGCAAGCCCGGGAGGTTCTTGGGCTTGTTGGCCCGTATGAGAAACTAAGGAGAGAGAGAAACGAGGCTCAAAAACGTTTAGCGGATTTGTTGAGTGCAGAGCATAAAAACACTCAAGAGATAAAGGCAGCCCAAAGGGAGTACGATAAATTGGCTGCAAAGGTTAAAGAGGTAAACCGGGCAACGGAAATATATAAGGATAACATTGGAAATTATGAAAGCGCTTTCTCCGGGCTTGCCGGGATGCTGGAGCCATTAGTTGCTGCCTTTGGTATTGCAACAGGTATATCCTTGTTTTCTGATGCAGTAAGGGGAGCCGTTGCAGTTATAAAGGATTATGAGGCGGAGATTGTAAACCTTGCCGCAATAGCCGGGCACACAAGGGAGGAGATTGCCCCTCTTGAGGAGGAGATACAAAATGTTGCCAAGGCAAGTATCAACAGTGCCACGGATGTTGCCAAGCTTGCAACAGAGTTAATAAAACTTGGATCCACACCGGAGGAGGCAATGAAACTCCTTAAGCCTGTAAATGATTTATCCCTTGCATTGAGGGCAAGTGCAGAGGAGGCGGCAACGCTGGTTAAATCATTACTTAATGCATACGGGGAGGGAGCACAAGAGGCGGCACGTTATACGGATGTATTGGCGGAGGCTGCTAACCGTTCCGCGCTGGATTTCCAAGGGCTTAGGGATGCATTTTCTTATATAGCGCCAACGGCACGTACTGTTGGGTTTTCACTTGAGAAAACCGCGGCAATATTGGGTATCCTTGCAGATAACGGGATTAAAGCAGAAAGCGCCGGGCGGTTAACATCAACTGCAATGATCAGGTTATCCCAATCCGGTTTAACGCTGGAGGAGGCTCTTACAAAATTGAATGATGCCCAAAGGCAGGGGAAAGATGAGTTAGAGTTATTATCATTAGCAGGCGGATTGTTTGGGGCGGAGGCTGCCAAGATAGGTATCATCCTTGCCAACAATCAGGATAAGATTGAAAAAAACACGGTTGCTTATCAAAATTCAAAGGGAGCCCTTGAGGATTTAACCAATAAACAACTCAAGAGCCTTGATGCTCAATTAAAGATTTTGGATAGTTCCCTTGAGGATTATATCCTCAACCTGAATGAGAGTACCGGGTTTAGTGAAAAGCTTGCCAGCGCTGCAAAATTCTTGGCGGAAAACCTTGATATTATCATTGATGTCGCCCTTAAAGCAGGAGCCGCATTTGTTATTTATAAAGCTGCTGTAATTGCCAACAGTATTGCAACAAGGATTGCCGTAATTGCTAATAATGCAATGGCAGTATCAACAGCATTTGTATCCCGGGGGCTTGCCGGGGCAAGAGCCGAAATGCAGGCATTAAATATAGCCTCAAGAGCAAACCCATTTGGCTTAATTGTGGTTGCCGCTGCTGCTTTAATTTATGTTATTTCCTCTCTTAATAAAAACATCAAGGAACTCAATGCAGAAACCAAATCCAATACAGAGGAGGTATTGAAAAACCGTGATACCCTTGAGGCTAATGGTAAAAGCATCTCAAAAATGGCGGATAGGTATGAGGAGTTGGCGGGCAAAATCAACCGGAACGCCAAGGAGCAAAAGGAGATGAACGAACTTACAGAGGCGTTATCCAAAATTGCCCCGGAAGCCATTGAAAAGGTTAACAAATACGGGGAGGTTGTGGAACTAAACACAGCCAAACTAAGGGAGTATGTGAACTTACAGAAAGAGCAAGCCAATTTGCAAACCACAATAGCCATACAGAAAGAGTTGGAATTGTTGAAAGAACTTAAGGAGCAAAGGGCGGAGTTTAATGGGCTGGAGAAAGAGGGGAACAATGTTAACATTGAGGGTGTTGGTATTATTAAACGTAAAAACGGACTACTTGTAAGTGCAGCCGGATATAGTGATAATCTGAAAAAATTAAACGTTGAGGATTTGGCAATTGTAAGGCTCCAAGTAAGTCAAAACAAATCACTTATCATTGAAACAGAGGCGCGGATAAATTCCCTTAAGAGATTGCAAACTCAAGCCACAGCAACCAACGCCGCAACATCCGGAGGAACGCCAACAGATACCGCGCCAATTGAGAGGACTATTGCGGTTATAAATGCAGAGATACAGGCGGAGAGGGATAAGATTGATGCATTAAGTTTTGCTACCCGGGCCCAAGGCGTTGAGATTAAAAAAAGAATTGCGGCACTTGAGAAAGAAAAAGAGGCAATATTCTCAACAGAAAAAGCCATCAAAAAAGCCAAGAAAACCCGGGAGGAGGAACTTGCTGCCATGAGAAAGATAAATGATGATGCTTACAATCTTTCAGTATTTCGCCTTAACCGTGTCAAGCAGATAAATGATGATATTGTTGCAGATGATAATGCAACATTTGAGGAAAGGACAAATGCAGCCATAAAATCACAAGAGTATGCCCTTGCTTTAAATGAGGAGGCGCTTGAGAAACAGCTTAAGGATATAAGCCGTTACAATGATAAAGTAAGGGATTTATCCAATAAAGAGATTGAGCGCCTTGTTACCTCCATACAGATACCAGCGGATTTAAGGGAAAAGCTTAATAATGAGGAGATTTTGGCTCTTGAGAAATATTATGCAGAAAAGGAAAATATTTACAAAAAATCAGAGGCATCAATTGATGATCTTGTAAGCGGCAATTTTGAGAAAAATCTTAATGCAGAGTTACAGATGAGGGAAAATGCCCTCAATGAGGCTCTGATTGCAGAAAATGACAGGTTTAACAATGAGAGGACAAATGAAAGGAACCGGGAGAAAGCTGTTGAGCGCCATGAGAGCAACATTGCCAAGATTAAGAAAGCTTATGCCATACAAGCAGTACAGGAGCAAATAAAGGCTTTTGAGGCTCTTTTGGCAGCAGAGGCATTGACAGCCGAACAAAGGAAAGATGCAGAGGCAAAACTTTCTGATTTCCGCCGTGAGTTATCAGATTTACAGGTTAAAACTTTTGAGGATAATTCCTCCAAAGAGGTTAAAACTTTTGAGGATCAGGTTGAGCAAATAAAAGACTTGGCAGGCCAGCTTAAGGATGCTTTAGGAGAGTTTGCAAATGCCCTCTTTGATGCCCGGATACAAAAGATTGATGATGAGATTGCAGCCCAAGAGGAGTATTATGGCAGGCAGATTGAGTTGGCTGGAAATGATGCAGCCCAAAGAGAGTTGATTGAGAAAGAGCAAGAGAAAAAGCGCCAGGCCCTTGAAAAGAAAAAACGGGAGGAGCAACGCAAACAGGCAATATTTAATAAGGCTCTCAAAATTGTTGATATTGGTATTGCCACGGCTCAAGGTATTATGCAGGCATACGCGCAAACCGGGCCAATTGCGGGCTCTGTATTTGCGGCTCTTATTGCCGCGCTGGGTGCCGTGCAGTTGGCAACAGTTCTTGCCACTCCTATACCCAAATACAGGCATGGTAGGAAAGGCGGCCCGGCGGAGATTGCTTATGTTGGGGATGGCGGTGTAAGTGAGGTTATTGAGAAAAAAGATGGATCTATCCGCTTAACGCCAAGCAAAGCAACATTAACCATGCTTGATAAAGGGGATAGCGTTCACAGTTCCCATGATGCATACATGAGATATATGAGGGGGCGTATTCTCTCCGGCGTAACTGATGAGCATAACAGGATAAAGAATTTCAACCATGATGCAGATGCAAGCCGGGATAATGGCAGGCTAAAAGAAACCATTAAGGATGCAATTAAGGATGGTTTTAAAACTGCCAAAATAAATAATAACATCATAATGCCTAAAATTGACATTGAGCACGCTATTTGGGCATTGAAAAATAAAAACTGGAATTAATGGGAGCAAATCCAACATTTAAAGACAGGGTAAGATATACCCTTTTTAATCCGCAAATGGGTTCTACAACAATAATAGAGCCTCAAGGCTGGGACGATGATAATAAGGAAATTGCCCGTCATGAGGAGTATCATGGTATTTTTGCCAAGTTTTCAAGTGGCTTAAAGTTCCTTGGCAACGGTGCTGATTATATTAAAACTGTGTATGATTTGTATGGGGTTGAGGCTTTGATAAGGTTAACAAGAGATGTGGCAAATCCTCAAACTGATTTATGGGAAAGAGATTATGAGGGAGATTTGGATTTATCCACTTATGAAATTGAGAAAGGCATCATTACTGTTAAATTTAACAATGCTGGATTTGAGCCTATATTGAAATCAAGAGAAAATGAAAATGTTGAAATTGAAAGGATAACAACAATGGATGGTGGAGCCATGGACCCGCTCCGGGTTGATACTGTTGCCTTAACAGGCAGGAGGATATTATTGAGGAGTTTGTTTGACATTCAAGAAACAGATAACACAGCATCAATGTACATGAGTGCCGGATCAAACTCCGGTGGAACTGATAGGGCGGTATCTGTTGGAGTTCCTCTAAACCTTTATAGCCAAAGCCATGAAAATGCTCATAGCGTAATTCCTGAAACCACGGGAGGGGAAAGCCAAGGCACAACGGGCATAATGTTTTTTGCAGTTACAGAGGTTCCAAGAACGTTACACATAAAAGTAAGCTTAACATTTACAACCAGCTTAACACATAAAGACAATGTTAACCATGCGTTTTATGGGCTTTTTATAAGCAAATACTCCGGAGGAACAGACTACAATATTGTTAATAGAGATGTAGAGTTATTCAACACAGATGGTGTTGGCGGTATTGATGCTCTTGGCGGGGTGTATTTCGCCAACGTATCAACCGGGCAAAATGATAATCCGGCCCATACGTGGAGTGTAGAATGGGAGGGAGATATATTTCTTAATACCGGGGAGAGCGCCTCCCTTGAGTTTTATGGAAAATCAAACCTTGGGGGAACTTTTAATGATGGTGCTTTTGGAGTAGTTGCTTTCAATATTGATGGCAACCTTGATATAATTGAAGATAGTTTTTATGAGGCAACTCAATCAAAATGCGTTCTTTCTTTTGAAATGGCAAGCAGGCTTATTGAGATAATGACAGGAAATAAAACCGCTTTAAAATCAACAATATTTGGCAGGAGAGATTTAGGTTATGAGAATGATGGTGCCGCCTCCCTTGTAGGTTATACTCATGGCTTTTGGGTTCGTGGTTTTGATGCCCTGCCATTAAGCACGGAGGAGGAGATAAATTCTTTCAAGCCATTAACCACATCATTTAAAAATTTTATCCAAGCAAATCGAGCCGCATGGAATATAGGTTTAGGCATTGAGAGAACTGGATACAGGGAAAACATAGTAATTGAGGAGTTAAGTTATTTTTACCAACGCAAAATAACTGTAAGGCTGCCAAATCCCATAAAAAACGCAAAGAGAGCGGCGGCGGCAAATTATTACTATTCCGGTATTGAGTTAGGTTATGCAAAGGGGGGGGATTATCAGGAGGCAATGGGGCTGGATGAATACAATGCAAAATCTACTTTTACAACTATAATCAAGAGGATAAAAAATGTATATACCATGTTGAGCGAATACAGGGCGGATAGTTATGGTAAAGAGTTTGCCCGCCGTAAACAACAAGCACAATACCCAACAGAGGATACTACTTATGATAATGATGTTTTTATGATGGATTTAAAAAGGGATCCTTTGGACCCGGCAACCCCCGCCTCACAATCTCAATTTATTTTTTTAGAAAGAAAATGGCAAGATGATTTTGCTCAAGCGCCAACGGGCACATATAGCCCTGAAACAGCAACAAACTTGAGGCTATCTCCTTTCAATATTCTTTTGCGCCATGGCTGGGTAATTGCATCCGGGCTGGTTAAATATGCAGCGGATTATGTTAGGTATGGTAGTTCAACAGCTAACAGCGGGCTCACAACAAAGCTTATTGGGGGCAATGAGTATGCAGAGAATGGAAATATATTAAACGGGGAACTAAATAGAGCCCGGTATGTTCCTGAAACTATAGAGTTTGAGCATGAGGCGGGAACATCAATAATGCAGCAAGTTAGTGGATATACCAATATATCCGGGAGGAGGGTGCCAAATGTTTACGGGCTTTTTGAATTTACAAATGAAAACGGAGAGATTGAGCGCGGTTATTTGATAAATTTGAAACCTAATGATAAAAAGTTTAAATTATTAATAGCTAACAGATAACAATCATGGCGGGAAATATTATACATATAACATTTAATGAGGATTTAACGCTTGGATCCTCTTTATCTCTTTCAGGGGTTTACTCAAATGGGATTGGGAGTACTGTAAGTTTAACCCCTGCTTGGAGTTGGGTTCCTGTTCGTAATGCTGGGTATAAGGTTACAACAGGTACACCAACTCTTTTGCCCGGGGAAAGGAGCGCAATAAATTTCATGCAGGCATTTTTACTGGATATGGGAGCCAACGGGCAACATATAGCGGTCCGGACCGGTAATGTTGTAACTATAACATCCCTTTATGGTAACGTTGCTGGTTATACATGGGATAGCGGTATTGCTTTTTTACCAAGTGAGGGAGGCGGGTTCCCCCCGGTTGCGGATGTAGTATTTACATTTTCATTTGGGCAAAACAATACTCCTTTCACTTCAACTATAGAGTTTTTAGCTTTTGTGCCGGATAGGTGCCGACAAGTTCAGGTAAAGATAACAGCAAGCGCAATTATACAATCTATTAGCAGCCCTGTTGCTGATGCAAATGTTAACAGCCAAACATATACCTTTACTTACTCAAGGGGTGCAGCAGGGAATATTGTTATAACCAATAACCAGCCCCAGCCCTTAACAATTACACAAGCTTTCCAAACTCCTGCTTTGCTTTCGCCTGATAATTATAACGTGGCAATAAACAACAGCCCCAACGGAGCCACGTTAATAATTACATCCGTAAACCAGCAAGGCATAAATCCTGTATATGCTATAAGCCCTCCGGGAACCTCTCCAATATCCGGTGCATATCAAACTGATAATGTTTTTTCAGGAGTGGCACCCGGCAACTATTGGCTATCAATAAAGGATCAATTTGGCTGTATAAAAACAAAAGAGTTTACAGTTGAAGAAACCGGAAATAGCAGATTTCCATTTTTTTATATTTCCAAGTCAATGAGTTTGAGGTTTGCTAATAGAGTAAATTTTAGTGATGCTGGAAATTACAAGACAGATGAAAACACCCTAAGTTGTGAGGTTGATGTTGTTCTCCCTTACAAGGAGGTGCAGCAGTTTCAAACGGCGGATATTATCACAACCCAATTTAAAAGCAATTATAATTTTAACACAGCTACAATAGTAAAATCAGATGGCACAGAAATAGCCGTTCCGGTACTACAAAAAACAAACTTCATTGGTGTAAAGGATAAGAGAGATGGTATAAAAATAAATCTTGGAAATGCTCAAACGGGGTTTTATTTTATGAGTGGGAATATTTATGACTATGATACCAATGTTATAACCGGAACCCATGCCCTTAATGGCACATTGCCTTATTGGGCCAGCCTTGGAACTTACTTTAATGTGGCTGGGGTTTGGTATCAGGTAAGCGAGGTTATTTATAGTGAGGAACTAAATGCAGATGTTATTGTTGTGGATAGTCTTTTTGAGGGAGTTCCTGAAAATGTGATAATATCCTCCATATACGATATTTTTAATTATGAGGTTTATGAGTTCACAATTGATTTTGTGGATTATCAAAATCAAGATGTTAAGGTTAGAATAAACAATGATGATGATGATTTTGGAGGGCTTGTGCATTTGAGTGAAAGAATAAATGTACAGGTAAGGCAATCCGGAACCATAGAGATTAAATACAGAAATCCGGAAAACACAGATGTATATTATGCAACCGGAATTACAAACCTTATAAGGATACCTTACTATAAAAAAACAGCAGTTCCCAACAATAGCGCTGAAAACTACAAAACTGATGTTTCTGTTTTACTCATAAATTCAGATGTTTATGAGATGGATAAATTTATGTTCTTGCCTGTAACAAAAGAGATTATGAGAAAGATAATACAGGCTCTTAGCCATAAAACTGTTCAGATGGATAGTGTGTATTATGTTCTTGAGAGTTCAGAGTTTGAGGAGAGCCTTGGAGAAACAAATCTATACTCCATTAGCGCCAACATGATTAAAACAGGCGGAGCATTTACAAGCACTCAATCAGGGGATCAGATTTTTGATACTACAAATATTGAAATTCCGGGCTTGCTTGATATTGGAGATGGATCATACATTGAATACATAGGTTAATTATAAACATCAAATAAATAAAAAATGGCATCATTAACATACTTGATAGATAAAGTAAGGCAGATTACAGAGTATTTAAACCAGCAAAGAGCAAACTCCAAGAGGATAGATGAGTTACCGGATGCAACACCGGGCTCAAAGTATGTTGCGGTATTTAACCTTACAGGAGGGCCAGGCGGCACGGGGCAAACCCAAAAGCAGGAAAGAGATGCTTTTGTAAATCAGAATAATGAGGGGCGGAAAATATCAATAGGCTCTTTTTTCTCTGATGTAAACAATCCAATTGCGGAGGCGGTTATAAAGGTAAATAGCCAATACGGTTTGGTTGTGGAGGAGGATCAAACTCCAATAATATTATATGGCACAAGATATGCCGTGCCTCCGGGGGCACCTCCCGGACCTTTTAACGGAACATTAATACCTATATATAAATATGGGTTTTTATTTCTTGCAGGCAAAGGCACTTGGGGTTTTGGAGGGGCGCTAATTAACTCAAATATGATTTATGCTATGCCTCCTGAAAACTTGCAGCCAGCAGACATATCCCCCAGCGCAACCACTCAAATTATACAGCTTAATGATATTGGCTCTGAAAGTAATTTTTTGGCGGCGGCAAATGTTGATGCACATGATTTTACTGATACTGATATTTATTACTATTTCAGTTATAATGTTGATGATGTGCTTTACTTATCGCAATTTATTGGAACGGCTGGAGAGTATGGAGGAGAAACCGGGAACCCTTTTGAGATAACAGACTTTGCGAGTATTACAAATAGTGAGGTTGTTCCCGGCCCGGCATCTCAAACCTATGATGATGTACTTGGAATGGGGAATATTACCTCTAAAGTTGCAGTACATCAAATGGGTTTGAAACAAATAAGATACAACCATCTTGGATTGGTGTATTCTGATGGAGTAGCAAGCACGTTTGTTGCATTTAGAGATACAGCGGAGGAGAGTGTTGTTTATATCCCACAGGGGCGGGATGGAGAGGATTTTTTAACAACAAGTGATTTGTTTGGGAGTGGTTTAATTACGCTCTTTGATAAGGGCTATCAAGGCGGAATAAAAAATACAGGTTCAGAAATTCAGATTGGAGATGTATGTAAAGCGTTTTCTCCTGATTTTTCAGAATGGGGTTTTTATCAGTATATAACAAATGGTAACAATCAGGACCTTAATAATTACAAATTCTTAGGTACATTTGGACTTGATATTTTTTAACTAAATAATAATTAATTATGACAACAGAGTTAAGCAGAACAGCAACGGATGAGCCAAACGTTTCAATAATTACCCGTGTAAAAGATGGGCAATGGCAAGCCGTTAGGGAGGTAAGAGTAAGCACCGGAGAGGAAACGGATCAGGAAAATGAATTATTAACTACCGAAACTATTACAATCACTCGTAGGATCGGAATAACAACAGGATTTTAAAATGAAAAAGCTATTATTTTTATTGATGCTATCAAGCAGCTTATTTGCACAAACAAAAGTGCCATCATTAAAGATTGCAGAAACCCCGGCAACTTTAAATGATACAACGCTAATTGAGCCCCTTGTAAGGGAGAAAACAACCGGAATGGTAAGAAAGGTTAGTTGGCCTTATTTGATGGCTATCTTTGCAGGAGAGGCATCAACACAGGACTTAAATACAACTTTAGGTAATGGAAATGTATCCGGGCTCCCCATTAATCTTACAAATGGAAATAACAAAATGTCTTATTACCATTTAGGTTATAATTTTACAAATACAAGCACCGGGTTTATTACGGATATAAATTTCATAAATCCGCTAATGAATACTAAACTTTATTTCCCAGCATTGATGCAAAATGATACTATTGCGACAAATAGCACGGTAGCGGCAGCCATATCAAATGCAGGATTAAGCGGTAATACACTTCAGGAAATCATACAAAATGGCGGTTCATATAGTGGTAATGAAAATGTAAATATTAACACTACAGGAACGCTTTACCTACAAGGAACCGGGGATCTTAATATAAACGCAGGCTCGGGGGGAACGATTGGATTTGATGATATAACAGGGGTAACAATATCGGGTAATGCTGGCGGGGTTTTAATAAATGGCAGTACTACAGGTATTGCGCTTAATAGTGGGGGCGGTATTTTGACTTATAACGGGGAAGAAGTGGCCACTTTAGATGATATTCCGGCAGGCGGCTCACAAGATTTGCAGTCAGTTTTAAATAACGGCCCTAACGCTGTTGTTGATGATTTTTCTATATCATCTACAGGCGGGGGCGGCGTAACTCTTGGGCTTTTAGATACAGGCTCATTTGTTGTAGTGAATAACGAACTTACCGGCTTAACTGTTGGCACAGATGGTGTAGTTACAGTTCCAACACCGCCATTAAGTGATGAAAGCAACAGGGCTGCAACTACTGAATTTGTTAAGTATTCCGTTTCACTTCAAAAAGCGTTGGAGGGAGGCCCGCAGGCTTTTATAGATCAGTTCATTAATATTTATACTGATTCAGGAGATACGGGCGCACATATTGACATGAGTCCGTTAGGCTTTATGACAATGAGTTCCGATCAGATAAACCTAACCAGTGAGAACAATATCAGGATAATAGCCAATAACACAAATTACGGCGCCAGACTTACAACGGATTTACTTACTGCAAATAGGGATGTAAAATTCCCCAATAATAGCGGCACGATCCCATTATCATTTTCAGTAAATGGCGGCACAGCTGTTACAGCAGATAGCGCCGGACTTGTCAGTTTAACAGTTGCAGGCGGCGGCGGCGGTTCAGGAACGGTTACAAGCGTTACCGGCACTACAAATCAAATTGATGTAGCAACAGGCACGACCATGCCGGTTATATCGATAGCGACGGCATATACAGCGGCGCGTGACACCTACACAAATAACGCTATAGCTGCCGTATATACGGAATACCCTGTAACTACATACTCGCAAACACCTGTTTGGAGCGGTACAACAGCGCCGAGCGGAACATTGTCAGGAACATGGCAGGCTACCAAGGTAGGCAAACACGTCACGGGCCGTTTAAATCTACTTTACACAACAGCAGGAGCGGCAAATACAGCCGTTACGGTACCCTTTCCTACTGGATTACCAACTCCAGCGGCAATTACAGATTTTACCGCCAGTGACGCTGTTGTTTATGCAATAAATGGCTTTTATAGTCCTGAAACCAACTCGGGACCAGCTTCCGCTGCCGCTCGATGCACTATAAGAAAAACAGCGGGTATTTACGAGTTTAGAATGGCACAAACAGCAACAAACGGTAGGGCTTTATATTTAACGTTTGATTATTGGACAGACTAATTTTAAAATCAATCTTCACATTCGGCAAAAGCGCTATAACAATTAAATATTTAAAATAAAAAATTATGTCAACCACAAAAAAAGAGGCTCCCGGTTTTTTCACTATTGGAAATTTAAAGGGATGGAAACCATGGGCACACTTATTTGGCTGCCTGTTTGGCTATTGGATAACCCTTAAATGTATCCATTGGTTTGGATGGGAGGAATTTCTACAGATACCAAAAACAGTTGCCGGGTTTGCCGTGTTGTTTGTAATATACATGGTTGAGTACATACAGGTAAGAATATCAAAGGGCAAAATTGATGTTGTTGATATTGTTACCGGAATAGTGGGTATAATAACCGGATACGCATTATTTGATTAAATTCAAATTATATTTTATAGAACCAGCCAAACACGGCTGGTTTTTTTATTTACTTTTGTTAACTGTAACATTTTATTAACTAAAAAAATTAAAATCATGAACACAGTTTATTTAGATGCGGACAAAGGATTAACGGCGATTGAGGAAAGAGCGATACAGGATGCCGCAACCACTTTAAGAAATGCAGGCCTTACCGCAATAATCGGAAAACGCCCGGATGATCGTGGGTAAACCAAAAGTATTTGTTATAGCTGCCATTATTTTATTTTTGGCAGCTTATAACTTTCCGGATGTATTCCCAAAGTATGAGTTTTTGGGATCAGTAAGAAAACCTTACTACTATGTTAGTGCCGCCGCCTTAGTGTGTGCCGCTTTTGCCCTTTATTTTAGCATGAAAAAGCACTCAATATCCTGTATTTTTCTTGCTTTTACTATAAACAACTTAGCAGATGAATTTATATTTAGTCCAACAGATGTACAATACAATGAGTATTTTTTTGCGGCTGCTGCTGTTTTATACGCCATTTATTACCCAACAAAGAATAAGCAAAATGAAAAAGATGTTGCTCCTTAAGCTGGCCCTTGGAGTATTTGAAATAATACTCTTAACTGTTGACTGCATTTATACGCGGGTATTGTCAATTTTATTTTTTGTGGTGTTTATGTCTTACTACTTTATAATTGATAAGTACATGAAAAAGCTTTTTATTAATTAATATATTATACAAATGACTACAGGAAATTTACACTTAGATTTATTTATTGGGGGCATGCTGGGCATGTTGTTCCATGTTTTTGTTTTGAAATTACCAGCGCTGAAATCCCGTGCTAAAAATGCAAATATGCCCTTTAATGTGGGGGATTACTTTAGGGATGATTGGATTGCATTGGGGGCATCAATTATTGCAATTGCTATTGGTATATTCATATTTGATGAAGCAACAGGGGCATATCCAAGCATAACCAAATGGGCAAAATTCTTTTTTATATTTGTTGGATATACAGGCTCCTCTTTACTTCAAGGTATATTGAGTAAGACAGAGAGCCGCATACAAACAATAGTGGATAAAAAAACAGATATTGCAGATAATAGATAAAGCGCAAAAAAAGCCGATAAAAAGCCCGTTTGACAAAAAGCGGGCTTTTTTTATTGTTAATAATTCATAAGGTTTTATTAAATGTTTACTTTTGAGCAATAATAAACTATTAACCCCGGATGCAATGATTGGAAAATACTTTTTAAAATTTACCTATACAGGATTTTCAAGCCTGCTTTTTGTATTATCATCCGCGGAGTTACATGATGGATTGTTCAGGGGAGGATTAAGCGAGATGGATATTAAAGTACTTGCTATTGTTTTTTTTACAACTGTTATATCCATAGTGATGGAACATCAATCAGTTACTAAAAAAAGCACAAAGTATGTTATTATTTTCCTCACACCAATTATTTCATTTTCCTTTGTATGGTTAACCTACGAATACACTTTGGAGAATGGATACGGCACCGGGCTTTCTTTGTTCTTGGGCTTTATAATGGGTTTGAAATCATTTGCCATCATAAGGATACTATTTGATAAAGAGAGCAATGAAAAATTAAAACAGATGATTTATGTTTTATGGGATAAGAGTGCTGTTGTTGTTTCAAGGGTATTGGGCAAATAATTAAAATATGCAAGATCTAAATCAACACTTAAGTAACTTGCCATTTGTGTGGCACCTGATAGCCTCCTCAATAATTATAATCATGTATTCACATGCATGGATAGGATTTCTCAAGATAAAGAGTACCCTCCCGGCAACCACAAGAGTTTACTTGTGGGTAACTTTGCTTTTAATGACTTTTTATTTTTGTAATAGATATTCAGATCCGGATAAGGTGCTTGATGCGTATTATTTAAGATGGTGGATTTTTTACACACACACCCTATTTATTATGAAAGGCCATGCCATAGAGCGGAGCCGAAACTTTAAACAACTTTGGCATAGTTTATTTAAGTTTGATACACCACAAGTGAAGCCCCATTAAGGGGCTTTTTTATTATATATTTGTTAAAACTTTAAAATATATTATTATGTCAACATTTACAGAGAAAAAAGATTTAGTAACAGCTTACTCATTTGAGGAGTTTGTTGAGCACATGAAAAAAAACACTCCTCATCCCCATTGGCATGCGGAAATAGTTATTGGAGATATAATTGTTAAGATTACACATGAGAATGATGAAAAATATCTTATAGTAAACCAAAATGGGGAGGTTTTTGATTTTGTGCCGGGAGAGTTCTTAGTACTTGAGGCGGATGGCGCTATCATCATGCAGGCGGAGGAGTTTCATAAGCATTTTATTGAAGTAACAGAATAGCCATGAAAAAAGTATTTTTATCCGCTGGCCATTCCAGCAAGAAAGGAACAAACCCTCAAGGCAAAGCAATTGATAATGGAGCGGCAGGCAATGGGTATGTTGAGGGCGTGGAGGCTGCAAAGCTAAGAGCCCTAATAACAAAAGAATTGGAGGCGCTGGGCATCACTCCTGTTACAGATAAAGATGATAGTATCCTAAGTGATACAATTGCCGTTTTCAAAAGCAAGGTTGATGAGAACTCTCTTGTAATTGATATACATTTTAATGCAGCTACTCCCAAGGCAACAGGTACAGAGGTTTTAATCCCGGGCGTTCCGGATCAAAAGGAGAGGGCTTTGGCGGAGGATTTGGCTTATGCAATTAGTAACACGTTGGGAATTGTATTGAGAGGCAAGAAAGGTGTTATAACTGAACTTGAAAGCGCCCGGGGCAAACTTGGATGGATGAGGCTCCCGGGCATCAACAATCTCATTGAGGTTTGTTTTATTTCCAACTTCAATGATATGACAAAGTATGAGCGAAATAAGCCCGCCTTAGCCAAGGCAATTGCCAAAGTGATACACAAGCATGCAGCAGATGGCGCGGGGGAGTTGGAGTGCACATATACGGTTGCCAAGGGGGATACCTTGAGCAAGATTGCTGCCAAGTATAATACAACGGTGCAAAAGCTAATGGATAAAAACAGCATTAAACAGGCAAATCTTATTGAGATAGGGCAAAAGATTAAAATATAATTTTATATTTGCGCCTCTGTGTTTGTTATCCAATATGCGTGAAAGTGAAAAAGCCCCGGCATCCGTGCTGGGGCTTTTTGTTTTATATTTGCTCAATAACTTAAAATTCAGCATAATGAAAAACATCACATTTGAAAGGGTTATGATGGTTGTACTTGCAGCCATTGTTATTTACCTCTTGTTTAAAGAGTGTGGAGATGGATCCGGACCGGGCACCGGTGCCAGCGTGGAGAAAGAAACCACAACCACACAAACCATTGACATTGTAAAAACCATTGATCAGGCGGTTAACAATGCCTTAGCCAATCAAAAGCCGGAAAGAACTCCTTACATTATCATCCGGGATGAGAAAACCGGGAAAGAAACCGTTATTGAGGTAAAAGATACATCAAAGCTAAATGCAGGCGATTTAAGCAACGTTAAGGAGTTAAACACCTACAAGGATACCACGCGCCTCAAAAACGCCACTATATACAGCCGGATTGTTTCAGATGGCAAAGTTTACCTTAATGATGTAACTGCTATTGTAGATGAAAAGACAATTACCAACACAACAACGGAGAAAACAACAATACATGGCTCCGGGCTTTTTGTGAAAGGAGGGGCTTTTTTCTCCAAGGATGTTATAAATAATAGTCAGGTAATGTTAGGGCTTGAGTACATCCGCAAAAATGATGTTGGGTTTGGTGCCGGAGTTCTTTATCATGTGCCCACAAAGGAGGCTTATATTGGATTTACCCTCTCAAAGAAACTGTTTTAAACTAATTAAAACCGTTTTTTTGATTTAAGAGGCTTTTTCTGCTGGCAAGGCTCTCAACACGGGGAGCATCCTGATAGTTCAACAGGAGGCAAAAAAATTACTTATTTAGGATATAAAATATATTTTATTGCAAATAACAAAAAGATGGTTATATTTGCATTGTTATTCCACGGTAACAAATAGATTTTATTCCAAGAAAAATTTTACTGTTTTAAATACCGCTCTCCACAAGGGCGGTATTTTTTTTACTCACAATAAAAAAAATAATTTGTTTACGATATAAAATATTTTATATATTTGCATCAAACATAAAAACATTAGGCCGTGGAAAATCCTGATAACACTTATCCCAAGATTACAATAATATCAAGGCGTAACATTACATTTAAAGTTGATGCCAAGCATCCGGATTTTGATAAGCCATTGAGTGAACTCACAAAAACTTATGAGAACCCGTTTGATAGGGTTATCATTCCTCTTGAGCCGGAGCCAATTTATCCATTTGAAATTATAACAGTAAAATAATGAGCACATATTCTAAAAGCCAACAATTATTTGTGGATGCCGTGGAGAGCGGGAGAAATGTTTTTCTAACAGGAAAGGCGGGAACCGGGAAAACCTTTATAGTGAAAGATGTTATTGAGAGATTGAGAAAAAAGGGAAAGGCGGTTATTGCTGTTGCCCCAACAGGCATTGCGGCAAACAACTTGGGAGGAGCAACAATACACTCAACATTTGGGCTTGGAATACATGGAGTATTAACCTCTGAAAGTTGCAGATTTTTAAAGCCCGCCAAGAGGCTGGTTTTAAAAATGGCAAAGGTTATTGTAATAGATGAGGTAAGCATGGTAAGGCCGGATATTCTTGATGCAATAAATTGGACTTTGATAAAAAACGGGTGTGGGAGCATATTCAAGAAACAGATAATTTTTGTTGGGGATTTAAAACAGCTTGGAATTGTCGCGGATGATAATTTTAAAAGCGTAATGTTAGAAACTTACAGCGGTTACACTTTCAATCAAGCTGGATGTTACAAAGGATTAAACACCCTTAACATAGAGTTACAGGAGATGCAGAGGCAAGATGATCCGGAGTTTATAGAAAATTTAAACTTAGTGAGGGATGGCTTAAGGGCTCCTTATTTCCGCCAATTTATAAACAGAGAGAGAAAGGGTGTTATTTTGGCTCCTCATGTTGCAACAGTACACAAGTACAATCTTGAGGGCTTTAACAGCGTTCCCGGGGAGGCATTTACTTTTAATGCAATTGTTGATGGCAAGATCAATGCAGCGGATTTTAATGTTGATTTGGAAATCAAGGTTAAAGATGGTTGCAAAATAATGTATTTGGTTAACAGCAAAAACAATAAGCTTGTTAATGGAACATTGGGCATTTTCAGATACCAGCCTCACACGGATGAGAAATATTTTATTGAGGTTGGAAAGGTTTTGCATCCGCTGGATTACTTCAAATTCACTAAGGAGGAGTATGTTTTGAATGAGGCATTAGGAGAGTTGGAGTTACAAGAGATTGCAAGCATTACGCAACTCCCTATTAAGCTTGCTTATGCCCTTACTATCCACAAATCACAAGGGCTAACATTTGATGAGTTAACAATTGATTTATCTCTCCCGTGCTTTGCGGAGGGGCAACTTTATGTGGCATTGAGCCGGGTAAAAAAGCCGGAGGGATTGAGCATAATACACAATAAACAGGGCTAACGCTGGCAGCCCATCAAGCCAGCTTAATAAAAACCATTATGAATAATAACAATGCTCCTAAAAAGAGGAAAACGGGTGTGTATGTTGACATTAACAAAGTTATTGATACATACAACGAAAAGAACCCGGATTTAAAACAGCTAAATCAAAAGGGATTGGCTGAAAAGATAAGTGTTAGCCCCATAACCTTGGGGAACCTTAAAGGCGGTAACGGGCCCGTTATCCTTAAGCAGATAATTACAATGTCTGAAATGTCCGGGCTTGATGTAAAAGATTTCATAACCATTCAAAGTGAGTAAAATGTCAGAGGTAAACCAAAACACACCAGCGGCACAAGAGGCAACAGCCTTGCAACCGGCCCAGCCGCGCCCTCTTAAGCTTATGATTAAGGATGAGGAGGTACAGGCACGTTTTAAGCAGATACTTGGAGATGGCTCCCCTGCATTCCTTATGAGCGTTTTAAATTGTGTGCAGAATAGCGACAAACTAAAAAACGCGGAGCCCCAAACAATATTGATGGCGGCGGCTGTTGCTGCAACTCTTAAGCTGCCAATTGATCCAAATCTTGGGCTTGCTTACATCATCCCTTATAATGAAAAAATACAAGGCACAAATCCTCCCCAATGGAGAACTGTTGCTCAATTTCAGATAGGATATAAGGGTATAATTGAATTATGCCATAGAACAAAGGATTATGTTAGGATTAATGCCATTGATGTAAGGCAGGGGGAGTTGGTTTATACGGATTTCCTAAGCGGAGATATTTCCTATGAGTGGGTACAGGACTTGGCAAAAAGAGAGGCTTTGCCTATCATTGGATATGTTGCTTATTTCCGCCTTGCAAATGGCTTTGAGAAACAGTTTTTTATGCCAATTGATAAGATTGAGGCTCATGCAAGGAAATACAGTAAAACCTACAAAAACGGCACCGGGATATGGGCGGAGGATAAAGATGATATGAGCAAAAAAACCGTTCTCAAGTTGTTGCTTGGAAAGTTCGGGCCAAAGTCAGTTGATATTATAAAAGCCATCACAACAGATCAGGCGGTTATTGAGGATTATGATGGCAAAAATGTTAGGTACTTGGATAACCCAAGCAATGATAATAATTTCATCCCTCTGCAAGAAAATAATCAAAATGAGATAAGGGCAAGAGTGAGGAACCACATTGCAAACTCAAAAACAGTTGCCGGGCTAAGACAATGTGAGGCGGATGTTGATGATGAAACCCGGGATGAGTATAATGCAAAGCTGGCAGAAATAAGTAACAAAAAATAAATCTTTACCGTGGAAATATTAGTAAAACAAAACAAGAGAAAACTGTTGTTTAGAGCCTCAAGTTGCGGGGCGTTAATGACAGATGGCAGGGGCAAGGTTGTAACTCCAAACCAATATGCAGAGTATGAGAGGCTGTTTAAGATGAGGGATGATTTTAATAATGCTGTTGCCAAATCCAAGGCTTTAACACCAAATCAGGAGAAAACCCTTAATGAACTTATTGCAAAAGTAAACGCCCCATTTGAGTTATCTGATACAGCCAAGGCAATGATCCGGGAGATGTGGCTTTATAGAGAGAAAGGCATTAAGAGTATGGCTAAATCAAAGTACCTTGAGAAAGGGCAATACAATGAGGAGGCTGCAATTTCTCTGCTTTGTGATGTTGATGGTGTTTATTACCGAAAAAATACAGAGAGAAAGAATAACGGCGTATTAACCGGGGAGGCGGATATACTTCACAAGATAAGGAGGAGAAAGATTGTTTATGATACCAAATGCTCATGGGATGCAAACACTTTCATGGCTGCTGGGGAGGATAAATATTATGAATGGCAAGGCAGGGTGTATATGGAGTTGTATGGTTGTGATGAGTTCCATATCAAGTATGTTCTCTTGGATTGCCCTCCTCATATTTTTGAAAGTGAGAGGAGAAAGCTTGCTTATGCTCATGGTATAATTGATGATACCCTTGAGGAGCATCAAGAGTTGTTTAACCAGCTACACACCAACTTAATTTACTCAACAAATCCAGCCTTTACAAAAGAGGAGAGAGTAAAAACAATTGTGTATCATAGGGATGATACAAAGATTGAGGAGTTGTATGATCGTATCCCGTATGCATTAAAGTATTATGATACAATTACTCTTAACGGAAAGGCGGCTTAAACAAAACAGAGAACCATGGAAAACAAGATTAAAAAAAGTTTTACACAAGTGCCAAACGGCTTGATAAATGATAATTCAATATCAAGAGATGCGAGGTTTTTATTTGTGTATTTGTGCTCTAAACCTGAAAATTGGGTTTTTAGAACATCTTTAATTGAAAATGATTTAAATTGCTCAAAGGATACCCGGATTAAATACATGAAAGAACTTATTGATAAAGGATGGATAACCACATATCAGGTTAAAAAAGAGGGGGGGGCTTTTGGAAATGTTGAAATAGAATTAAACCCGTATCCTAATTTTTCCGACGCGGTAAAAACCCGCGGCGGAAAAACTACTCCTCTTAATAATACTAATGATAAACTTTTATATACTATAAAAGATTTATATAAAATAAGAATGTGTGAATTGTCAATAAGCCATGACAGAACTCAAATAATTACTCCAAGGTTTGAGGTAAAACTTTCAAGTGATCAGATAAAATACTTTGAGATTGCGGAACATTTTAGAAATCTATTTATTAAAAACCTAACAGAGAAAGAGGCACCAATCCGGGACCAAAAAAATGCCACTTACAAAAACTATGTTGATCCCATCCGCCTTTGTGTGGAGCGTGATGAGTTCACAATGGATAACCTCCGGGATGCTTATGAGTATCTTGATAGCCCAGCCGGGGAGTTTTGGAAAACAAACATACTAAGCACTTCAAAGCTTAGGGAACAAATGCCAAAGCTTATTGCATCAAAGAATTTTAGGCATAAAAAAACAGCATAGATTATGAACTTATTAAAGGCAATGAACCGGCTTACATATACAGTAAGCAATGGGCACAAGTGTAATGATGCAGATGTTGATGCCCTAAACTTTGTTATTGAGTGGGTAAACATGCAGAAAGAGGAGAGGTTACACCGCAACCATCATTTTGCCAAACTTGCCATGTATATTTATAACAATCTACTCCCTCATTACAAAGGGGATAACAAGTTTGCAGAAAAAGAAATCATGCACATCCTTGAGGTTCCTTTGGAGCACCATTACCAAAGATTTAAAAGCTTGATGGATATGTATTCCCTAAATGGTTTTTTTGATGCAATAGGGGCGCAATGTACATTTTGGGAGATGCTGGAGCCCGGCAACAAACTTGATCCCGAAAAAGTGAGGGAGGAGTACAGGAACAATAAGGAAATCTTTAAAAATCCTGAAAATCACAAGTTATTTCTTGAGCACCTTGAAACCAATATGTATGAGATGCCGGAGATACATGAGAAACTAAACCACTTTTTAAGTGAGATACTTCACAGGTATGAGGATAAAGAGCATGATTTACAATGGTTATTAAAATACACTAACAAAGAACCAAAAGAGAATGGCACTACAGAAAATTGAGAAAAAAAAGCAGGAGGATAAAAACTCCGGCGCGGAGCCCGTTCCGGACCTGGCCGCCGTTTACAAAAGTTGCCGGATTGATTTAACTCAAGAGGTTCCTCATCCAAAAATATTACTCTCTATTGGCACGGATAGCCATAACAATCACATCCCAATATGTACGGAGGGGGAGTTTAGTTGTATTGTGGCACCATCCAAAACAAAGAAATCATTTTTTAAATCTTTGTTGTGTGCCTCATACATGGGGGGGAGTTCAAACCTTAAGGCTCCACACATTACGGGGCACAGGGTTGAGGAGGATTATATTTATGACATAGATACGGAACAGGGTAAATATTATGCCCGTAGAACCTTTAAAAGAACTGAAATAATAGTTGGGGCACCTTACAAGAATTATGAGCCAATATACACCCGTAATCTTACTCCTGTACAAAGGGTACAGCTTATTGATTGGATGTTTACCAAAGGCCCACACGCCGGAAAGATTAAGCTTGCCTTTATTGATGGAATTGCGGATTTACTTAATGATGCAAATAATCTTGTTTTGAGTAATGAAGTTGCCAGCTATCTCCTTAAGTGGACTGATGAACTAAAAATACATATTTGCGTGGTTATACATAAAACCTTTGGCAACGACAAAGCAACCGGGCACCTTGGATCATCTGTAACTAAGAAAGCTGAAACCCTGATATTTATTGATCCTCTTACAGATAAGGATGGGAACATTATTAACTTTAACACCGTAAAAGTTAGATGCGGAGTATCAAGAGGGAAAATGTTTGATGATTTCCTTATGAGTATTGATATAAATGGATTGCCATACACCCACGATCAGCAAGCGCCGGTAAAGGCAGCCCCGGCAAAGGGCAAGGAAAATCCCCAGCAGCTTGAGGCGTTTGGTAAGGATGCCAAAAAAACAAATAAATCTGATAGTACAGATAGCAAGAAACCGCATGATGATGTGCCATTTTAAAAAGAAACTATGAAAAACAGTATTGAAAAACCGGAATTGCCTGCATACAATCAGGAGATTGAAGTTACCAAAGAGCAATATAAAAAAGCCTTGAGGGATTTGGATGGATTTATTTTCCATAAGCAGAAAGATGGCAAGTTTTATGTTAAGCTTGGCACCAGCAAAAAAGTGTACAGAGAACAATTAAACAAAATCATCACAGCATGAAAAAAACAATTATCGGGATTGATCCCGGGGCAAGCGGAGGAATTGCTATTTATACGGATGGCAAGGCAACAGCCGTTAAGATGCCAAAGGGGGCGGATGCCACAAATGAATATTTTGGATACCTAAGAGAAACCTTTGAAAACGCAATTGTTTTTATTGAGAGAGTAAGCCATTTTGCAGGCGGCGCGGATGATGCTCCCGGTAAAAAGTTTGCCATTGCCAAGATGATGGAAAATTACACCATCCTTAAAACTCTCCTGAAAACAAACAGCCTCCCATTTTGTGAGGTTCACTCCTCAAGCTGGCAGGGCGCTTTACTAACAAGGGTAAAGGGAGAGAGTAAACAGATACGGAAAAAGAGATATAAAGATTATGCCCAACAACATTACCCGGAGGTTAAAGTTACCTTGTCCAACTCTGATGCATTATGCATTGTAAGTTTTGGGAGGATAAAGCTGGAGGAGGATCCTGATTGGTTAACGGGCAAGATAGTTGGAGATGCACCGAAAAACTTATTTAATTAAAATATTTTATTGCTTAGAATATAAAATATTTTATATATTTGCTCAAACATAAACAGTAAAATTTTATATCGTGGAAAGTATAAAAACCCAGCTTATTAAAAACCTTGATGATATTACAACAAAATTTGATTATCAAGATGAAAACGATCAACATATATTATTGGAAAGCTATGCACATTGTGATGGTGCCCAATACACAATGTATGTTGAATTAACTGCAAGAACCCGGGAGGAGATTTCCGCCGGGAATTATCACTCTGAATGGGGAGTTACAGAGGGCGGCGGCATCAATTATGAAATATCTGATATTACCATTGATAGTGTACTTGTGTACAAGGATGGGGATGAGTTATTTGATGCGGGTATTACCAAAGATGAAATTTATAACTCTATAAACTACTAACATGAATTACTTTATTTGGGCTTTTATAGCCCTTATTGTGCTTATACTCATTATTGGGCTTTGGGCATTATCCAAGCCCCGGCCCATGGGGAGGGTGTTTACTGATGAGGAGAAAGCTAAAAGGCTTGAAGCCTTTGAAAAAACTTGCAAGGAATGTGATGAGATTGATTTTTCATTTAACCTCCTTAAGCTGGAGCATGAAAGGCTATTTAATGTAACCACTACAGAGCCCAATGCAAACAACCGGCTTGCCAACATTAAAACCATGCAGGGCATCCGGGATGAAATGGAGAAATTACTTGAAGAACGAAAAATAAAACTTAATCAATTAGAGCAATGGAAATAGCAAACGTACAACAGAGGCACGATTTTAACTCATGGTTTAATAAAAATCATACAGATGTTACCGATCCGGAACAATTTGGATTTTATGGCAAGCCGGATATTGAGCAAGCTGCCTATCTAAAAAAATATTGTGAGGATAAGGGAGTAATCATCTTGGAGCAAGTAAACGCGGCAATGGCAAACAAGTTTATCATTACCCTGTATTTTGTAAAAGAGGGCAAGCAGCTTACTTTGCCAAAGAATTGTGCCACACCAAAGGATGCCCTTTCTTATGGCATAACAAAGGCGCTGGAGGAGATTTACATGAGAGATGATAAACAACCGGATAAGGATGGAGATAAATAAAATTTACTTTGAGAATTGTTTGGATACCATGGGCCGGATGCCCGGGGAGTTCGTGGATTTAACTGTTACCTCTCCTCCTTATGACAACTTAAGAGATTACAAAGGCTATAGCTTTCCATTTGAGGATATTGCCAAAGAACTTTACCGGGTTACAAAAGAGGGCGGAGTTTTGGTGTGGGTTGTTGGGGATGCGGTAATTGATGGCTCTGAAAGCGGCACCAGCTTTAAGCAAGCCCTTTATTTTATGAGTTTGGGCTTTAATCTGCATGATACCATGATATATGAAAAGAATGGCGCGGCATACCCAGCAAATGAAAAAAGCACCCGATATAGCCAAATATTTGAGTATATGTTTGTTTTCAGCAAAGGAAAGCCCAAAACCATCAACCTCATAAAAGACAAAAAAAACAGATGGGCCGGGCATACTAATTTTGGAAAGCCATCCACACGCAAAACAGATGGAGAGTTACAGGATGCAGAGGCTTGGGTTGTTTCTGAATACGGTTACAGGAGTAACATTTGGAGGTACAACAACGGAAAGGGATACAGCACAAAGGATGATGTTGCTTATGAGCACCCGGCAATATTTCCGGAACTTCTTGCCAAGGATCACATAATCAGTTGGAGCAATGAGGGAGATTTGGTTTATGATTGTTTTACCGGGAGCGGCACAACGCCAAAGGTTGCGGAGAGGCTTGGGAGAAACTACATAGGGAGTGAAATTTCAGAGGAGTATGCTCATATCATTGAAAAGAGAATTTACAGAAACGAATTATTTTAAACATTATGGCAGAAAACAGTAAAATACAATGGACTGATCACACGGTTAATTTTTGGACCGGCTGCAAGAAAGTGAGCCCGGGTTGTAAATTTTGTTATATGTTCCGGGATCAGGAACGGTATGGCAAGGAGCCAACTGATGTGCTCCAAGTGGCACAAAAAACAATCAACAAAGTGCTCAAGCAAGCCAAGCCGGGAGATAAAATATTTACATGCTCTTGGAGTGATTTCTTTATTGAGGAGGCGGATGAGTGGAGAGCATGGGCATGGGGCATTATCCGGGATAATCCTCATCTTAATTGGCAGATACTAACAAAACGCCCGGAACGTATTGCAGAGAACTTGCCTCCTGATTGGGGAGATGGCTGGCAACAGGTTTGGATTGGTGTATCTGTTGAAACAGGAAAGCAGTTGCACCGCGTTAAGACACTCATTGAGTTGGCTGCCTTTCCCGGCATAAAAACAACATTCATATCCGCGGAGCCATTACTTGGGCCATTGGAGTTTGATGTAAATGGCAGGAAAGATAAAAACGAGCCTTATATTATAAGCTTGCTGGATGGCATTGATTGGGTTATTGTTGGGGGAGAAAGCGGCAATGATAATGGAGATTGGAGATACCGACCAAATCAGGTTGCTTGGATGCTTAGAATTGTGGAGCAATGTAATCAATCAAACACTCCTGTTTTCGTGAAACAAATGGGCACACACCTTGCCCAACAGCTTAAGTTAAAAGACAGGCACGGCGGGGATATTTCAGAATTTCCATGCAGCTTGCAAATACGCCAATTTCCTCAAACCCATGGGCAAAACATCTAATTACAAATATGTTAGGTTTGTAGCAAAAAAGCACGGCAAACCTTTCAATAAGTGGGAGGCTCAAGTATATATAAATCAAGGAAATCAAAGCAAATCATACCATGATGAGGAGAGAGATGCCGCCCTTGCTGTTGATAAAAAGCTTATTTCTTTGGGGAGGGATCCGGTAAATATTTTAAAACCAAAAACTAATACAAATGATGCCAATTGATTTTGAGGGAGCAAATATAACCCTCACTAAGCCGGAGAGCATGACAGATGAGCAATGCACTCCATTAAGGGCAATGTATGGGAGAGATGAAAGTACAGGCTTTCCCTATTTTATAACAGCTTGGATGCCCAACAAAGAGGATTTAGAAGCTATTAACAGCGGCAAGCCCATATACTTGCAGATGATAACAAGTTCTTTCCCTCCAAGTTCCTTGTTTACTGTTAATGAAACAGGAGAAACCAATGAGTAAAGTAATTACATTTAGCACCAAATTTCCTGCATACCATCAAAATGCCGGGCAACCAACATTATTTGTTGAGAAACTTTTAAAAAGCCTTTACCCGGATACCACATATTTTATGGCGATATGCAAGGATTGTGGTTATCAAGGAGTATCCTGTACTTTACAAGATGGCTCTCCAATTGCAGATACCGGGGATTTTGATGATCCAAGTTGCCCAAAATGTTGTGGGGAAAATATTCAGGATCATCCCTCAATTGATATGGGTTATTACCTTGAGAGGGATGATGTGTTTGCAAAGGGGCACACGATACGCGCAGGTAAAAGATTTAAGCCCGGGGATAAGTTTTCTCCCCGCATGTGGAGTGGAGTGCCATACAACTCAAAACAATTGATTTTAGCCCCGGATATTGAGGTTGTGAAAACTTGGGATTTTGGAATTGACAGCAACACCAACATATACATAAGGAATGTAAAAACCCACATGAGCAATGGGCAGGCAGATTTAAAAAAAGTTGCCTCAAATGATGGGTTAAGTGTTGATGATTTTTTGAGTTGGTTTAAATACCCAAAACCATTTGAGGGGCAAATCATCTGTTGGGATACAAAAATTGAGTATTAATCTTTAATTATTATATTATGACAAAAGCAAAACCAAAGCGCGCCCTCAACTTTGAGGATTTTGAACTCCTGCACATGAGTTACAATGAGAAAGCCAAAAAGCTTGTTATTGGATACCGTGAAACAGAGAGCACCGGGGATGGATGGGTACACACCAGCCATGAAACTCCACACCCGGAATTGGTAAACAGCCTTGAGGCGTTTAAAACTCATGCGGCAAGGGTGCTGGGGCTGCAAAAAGGCTGGGATTTTGCCCGTGAAGCCGTTAAGGATAACGAGGAGCAACTTAAGGCGGCTCTTGCCGGTGTAAGTGAGGCGGATGGCTCAATTGTTAACATCTCTGATATTTCGTTATTGGGAGATGGAGAAACAAGAGGGCTTAAGATTTCAGGTTCTCAAAAAGCTTTAAACGGCATAATGAAATTTAAGTTACCTGTTATCCGTTTCAATAGTGAAGCCATGGCAATTGAGAAAACAATTGAGGGGCTTTATGATGCCGCAAATGAGGCTGCATACGGATTTATTTTCCAAGGAAAGAGGAAAGATCCGGATATGTTTACAGAGGGAGATGATAAAGGGAGCAAAAAGAAAGGCGGCACTCAAACAAACATAGTTGATGAAGCTGCAAAAATGCAAGCGGTTTAACAAAGGGGCTTAATGCCCCTTTAATTACTTATAGCCATGAAAGTTAAAACCCACAGGAATTGTGATAACCCGGATTGCGGCAAAGAGTTTAAGAAATTCAAATCAACTGACAAATATTGCAGTTACTCATGCAAGGTTGCTGTTGAGGGAAAGCCGGAGCCGCGACAATCTAAAGCAATAAACAAAAAATCTAAAAAGCAGGCTGTATTGGATGGAAAATATACAGTTGCCCGCATTGAGTTTTTAGGAAAACCTGAAAATAAGATTTGCCCCATCACAAAGCGCCCGGCAACGGATATACATCACAAGATGGGCCGGATAGGTTTTGCAGATCAATGGGCAAGAGATAACAACATCCCTCTCCTCCTTGATACAAGATTTTGGGTTGCACTTTCCCGGGCTGGGCATACTTATGTGGAGGAGCACCCTGAATGGGCAAAGGAAAATGGATACTCATTAAACAGATTATAAAAAAAACTGAAACAATGGAGGAGTTAGAGTTTAAGAACATTGGAAAGATTGCAATATTGGTTGAGTTTAATGATGGTAAGGCTCATCAAGTAATAGCATCCAAAGAAAACAAGAAAATATTTTTGGAACTTTTGGCGCAATGTGAGGGAGCTCTTAATTTGAGTAAAGAGATTGAGCCAATAGAAATACTGCTTAAGGATGGCAAAGAGTAAAAAAGATGCAGATTACCATGCATTGCCGCTCTCCACAGAGATAACAGTTTGCGCAGTAAAGGATGGTAATGTTGTCATTAAAAACATGACATTTGGGGAGGCTTTACAACTAAAGAAAACCCCCGGATGGACTTATACAAATTATCAAAAAGGGTTTTGCGCCATGCAGCCCACAAAAATAGAAAAAGATGGAGATACAAGGCAGGATTAAAATGATTGATGAAACTAAATCCTTTGGAGGAAATGGTTTTCGTAAAAGAGAGATGGTTGTTACAACAGATGAGCAATATCCTCAACATATTATGATTGAGTTTACCCAAGATAAATGCGATCTGTTGAATGGGTATAAGCTGGGGGAACCCGTTAAGATAGCCATCAACCTCCGGGGGAGGGAGTGGGTTAACCCACAAGGAGAAACAAAGTATTTTAACAGCATCCAAGGATGGATGATTGAAAGAACGGGCCAGGCCCCGCAGCAACCACAACAACCGGCTCAAGGATACACCGGACCGGGGAGCGCGGTTGATGCCTATCAAAACAAGCAAGGGGCAACTCCCCAAGCAAGTGATAATTTTCAACCGGCAACCAATTACCGGGAGGAGGAGCATGATGATTTGCCGTTTTAATAAAAGCCCTGTATATGCAGGGCTTTTTTATTGGAGTAAAAAATATTTTATATTTTATTTAAAATAATTATGTTTTGTAATATAAAATAATTTATATTTGCTCCTGTAAAACAGTAATAAATTGTATCGTGGAAAATACAACACTACTCAAGAAACCCCGTGCCCGTAAATCAGATGATCCGGTAAGGGCATGGATTAACAAAAACTTTCTCATCCGTTACAAGCATCCTGCATTTAAAGGGAGCCGCCTTGTTAGCGCCGGGCAATATGCCAAGCTGCTGGAGCAATATCATCCCACAATAAGGGAGGGATTTGTTGAGCGTAAAAACAAGGATTTCAAAAAAGTAATTAACAGTACAGATGCAAAGATATTCATTGATATAAGAGATGGATTGAGGATTGTGTTTGTTGCTAAATAATCATCATCATCATGTATAAAGGAAAAGAAGTTTGCCAAGGATGCCAAAAAACAGGCATTGAGGCTCCAAGATGGGATAAAGAGAGGCTTTGCAATAGTTGCCAATCAATTTTGGAGATAGGAAAGGCGGAAAAACATGAAAAAGAAACAGAGTACACCCACATTTTTCAACATTATCACGCATTTAGAAATGAAATGATAGGCAAGTTGGCAATTGAAATTATTGGCGCTCTAAATAATCCTACCGCTAAAACAACCACAACAGAGCAAGGCGGGTTTAAATATTCATCCGGTAGTAACGGAATAAGAGCATGTATCCCAAGCAACACATTTGAGCCATTAAAGAAATTTTTTAATGAGGCAGAGGAACTATTTAACAATCACAGAAAGGAGGTTGATGGTTTGCCTAAAATAATTGAAGAAAGATTAAGTGAAGAAAGGAACCGGATATATAATGAGGGCATAGAGGCTGGGAGAGATTTACTAAACCAGCTTAACCGTGGAGAGGTAACAATTGATGATTTTAATAAAACAGTAATTAAATACTAAAAAAATGAATGTTAAAGACGTTTTTACAAAGGGCTTTCTTGATAAGCAAAATGATGATGCCCTTACTGATAAGATTATAAAATCCGTAAATACGGGTGTATCCCCGTTCTCTCTCCTTGAGGACTTAACAGCCATCATACATGATCTTTCATTCAGGTTGAAAGATTTAGCAGAGAAAGGCGCCCCGGCAATCATTGTGCAGCAAGATTTATCTCCCATAGTGATAAAGCAGATAAAAACAAAAATCCTTGAATTGATGCCCATTGAGGAAAGCGCGGAGGATAATGCTTACTCTCAAGCGCTGGCAGATGTTACAGATGCAATTGATAACTTAAAATAATAATCAACTTTTTAAAACAGTAAAATGAAACAGTACTTAAAAATTCAGTCAAAGGGCGAAATTGAGAAAGAGGCATTTACCCTTATTGGAGCCTCATCAAAAAGAACCAGCACAACCAAAATTGGGTATTACGGCTCCGGGCTAAAATATTCAATTGCCTCCATGCTAAGAAATCATATATCTTTCAGGGTATTCCGCGGCACACATGAGGTTTTATTTACCACAAGCGGCACAAAGTTCCGGGAGGAGGAGTATGAAATCATTTGTGTTGATGGAGAAAAAACATCCTTGGCTGTTGGCATGGGAGGCAAGGATTGGGATTTGCCATTTGCACCTATCCGGGAAATATACTCCAATGCATTGGATGAGGATACAGATGCAAAGCTTGATCAATCAGAGGCGGATGCTCTTGCTGGGGAGGCAGGGTTTACAACTTTCTATATTGAAATGACAGAGAAAGTGAGGCACTTTTATGATAATATGTTCTTTTATTTCTGCAACAATAACCCGGCTGTAATTCATTCAAATGATAGCGGCTCTATATATCCAGCAGCCGGGCCAGGCCTCCGGTTATTCAGGAGAGGCATCTTATCTCATCAAACAGATGATGATGTTACTTTATATTGGTATAACTCAAAGCATTTTGAGATAAATGAGAGCCGCGTTATTAACTCAATATATGCTGCCAAAAAAACAGTTTCAGAGATTTGGAAAAACTGCAAGGATTTAACCCTTATAGGGAACTTGATTGAGGGATTGGCAGGAGGAGATAAAGGCAAATGGGAGCACACGATTGATTGGACTTATTGGGGCTCGTTTTCGCAGGAGTGGCATGAGGCATGTAAAAACATCAAATTTGTTCCGGCCGGATTAGTAAGCTTTCTTGAGGCAAAGGATTATGAGGGGAGAGTAATATTGCCATCTAACTTGTTAAGATCACTACAAAACCAATTTAAGGATTTGGATATATTAGGGCTTAACACAAAGGATGAAGTAACATTTATACCAACTGAAAATGTGAGCCAAATATTATTGGATAAGGTTACTGATGCTTTGGCGTTCCTCCTAAAAACCCGTTATAAATACAGGTTGATTAACCCGGAGATATTATACGGGAAATTTACCGATGCTCACACATTGGCTCAAGCCAAAAACGAAAAAATACTCCTTTCCACAAAGCTTGATACGTATGATGTAAATGCCATTGCCAAGATTATCATTGAGGAAAATGAGCATATAAAATCCGGCTTTGATGATGAAACCCGGGATTTTCAAAACCATCTCTTTGATTTGTATTTTGATGAGATGGCAAGCCAACTGTTAAGATAATGGAAAGGATCCCATTAGGGAGAAATGGCATTGTTGCCATTGTGGTGCCGGGGCATGTGGAATTTCCCACGCTCCGGGTTGCCTTTCCCAAGACAAAGAAAATTGAGGCATCAATAATTGCCCGGAGTGTTTGCGCGCCTGCTGCCATAAGCGGGGATGATGTGGATTATTACAGGATATTAGGTACTGTAAATGATGGCAATGAAAAAATAATATTATTACAACCTGAATAGAAACAAAAATCATAATTATGAAAACTATTTACTTTATTAAAAACAGCCGGCCAAGGCTCCCGCTTATGTTAACTGCTGTAACTTATTTGATGCTGGATAAGTTCAACACGCCGGGATGGGCATGGGGAGTTGCGGGAACAATTTTACTTGTGTTGTGGATACTCTGCCTTATTGCCATGGTAAACTCCAAAGGAGTGGATATTTGGGAGATATTAAACAGCAAGCACGGCATCACAGTTGAGAAAGCTTTGTTAGAACTCGAAAAAGAAAAACATAAAAAAAGCTTTCAGGAGAAAATGAATGATAAAATGAAAGGTAATGCGGTTTAGGGTTTACGAAATCCCAAGCAATACAATCATCCCCTTTGAGGAGGTTGATGAGTTGTTTGCCAATCCCAGCGTTATCCCAACAAAGGTGCTGGATGGCTCTGATAAGCTGCTAAAGTTACAGGAACGGGCATGGAGGGATACAAAAGCCGGCCAGCCCATCCATGAGGGAGATATTGTGCAGGTTAAAGGCAAAAAGACAGTTGGCAGATATGCCACGGTTGTTGTAAAATCATACAGAGGATTTTTAACCCTTATGCGTAATGATACATATTTGAATGATGATAGCGCTTTAACTGCAATAAATGATGTGCTTGGGAATATAATGCAGGCAGATAATGAGCCGGATGATTTTCCGGATCCTGTTGAGGGTTTGCGCGGCTCATCTGATATTGTACTTGCATACAGCTTGGATACAATGGAGCCCTTTATTGCGTGGTTTGACTTTAACAGCATGCGTTGGTACCAGCAAGGGAAAGAAATTGCCTCCAGCGGCTTTAAATGGATGCCTTGGCCCGGAGTAAAATAAATTATTAACTTTACATAAAAACCAATCATGCTAAAATTAGAGAGGCCTATTGTTGTTTTTGACTTAGAAACAACAGGCGTGGACACAAACACGGCGCGAATTGTTGAGATAGCCGTTATTAAGATTTTACCGGACCGAACCCGGGAGGAAAAGAGTTACCGGATCAATCCAACAATCCCGATACCAGCAGAGGCAAGCGAGGTGCACGGCATTACAGATGATGATGTAAAAGAGTGCCCAACTTTTGCGGAATACTCAAAGGGAATGTTTGATTACTTTACCGGTTGTGATATTGCTGGGTATAATTCAGATAATTATGATGTGCCTTTACTTTCTCAAGAGTTTGCCCGCTGTAACATGATATTCCCGGAGGAGGGTACTGCTTTTGTGGATGTGTTAAAAATGGAGCGCCATGTTAATGCACACAATCTTGGGGCAACATACAAAAGATACTCCGGGGAGGAACTTGATGGAGCCCATGGCGCTTTGGCAGATACAAGGGCAACCGCTTTCATCTTGGAGAAACAGCTTGAGAGAAATTTTGAGGAGGAACAAAGCCCGCAGCAGCTTGATATACTTTTACAAGGAGATACACCCCGGGTTGATATTGCTGGAAAGCTTACAAGGGATACAGATGGCACCGTTGTATGGGCATTTGGAAAATGTAAGGGAAAGCCTGTTTTATCAGATCAGGGATTTTTAGGATGGGCATTAAGGCTCCCGGATTTTCCAGCCGAAAGTAAAAAGATTTTAAGATCATTGCAGGAGCAAAAAAGGATGCAGGAGGCTAACATTTATGATTATGATACTGGCCCAAATAGAACAAACTCTCCTGAAAATTTTAATACTTAAAACAAAACCCAGCAAATAAGCTGGGTTTTTTTATTTCAAAAAAATAAATTATTTTTTGTTTGTAATATAAATTATTTTATATATTTGCCATGTGGAATAAATTTAAAAACAGTAAAAATGATACTATCAGACTACATTAAACAGTTAGAAAAAGTACTTGAAACCAATGGAGATTGTGAGTTAGTGTTTAGCGTAAAAGACTATTACACTACTTATGGCAGGTATGCAACCAGCACCATCAATACAGATGGAGGTGTTTGGAGTGGAGTTGCATGCAACAAAGATGCTAAAACTGTAACATTAACACTTCACTTGAATAGCGAAAACGGTAAAAACCCAAAAATAACATACAGGCAGTAATGTACAAGAAGTACAAGCGCCGGGCGCGCCTTTTTGTGTTGAGGCACCGGGAGAAAATAATTATTGCGGGGGCAATACTACTAAGTTGCATAATTATCTGTTTAATCCTTAAATACCCTTAAAAACATGAAATAGAGAGATTTGTTTCATCTTATCCGGTTCAAAGGCCGGAGCCTGTTGTAAAGTACAATTGTGGTGGTTGTTTTATATACAGCAACAGGATTTTTGATGAGGGGCGGGATGCCCTTAAAAACCTAAGATGTAAAATTTAATTTTGGAATGGCAAATAAAGTGGAATTATTTGGATGCAATAAGCCTTGTGGCAATTGCCCTTATCGTACTGATGCTCCCCTTAAGTTGTGGCATAAGTCAGAGTTTCAAAAACTACTCAACAAAGAAAATGAAATGTTTGGAGCCGTTTACAGGTGCCACAAAGATAATGGCTCTGTATGTGTGGGATGGCTCATAAAGCAGGATGAGGATAATTTCCCATCAATAGCCTTAAGGATGGCATTATCAAAAAACAATATAACCCGGGTTTATCTTGATAGCCTCTCCAGCCCGGCACCTCTTTACAAATCAATCAAGGAAATGATTGAGGCTAATTTCCCGGAACTCTTAAAACAGAAATAATGCAAATATCAGATTTAGAATATTGGAAAGAGCGTTGCAGGCTGGCAGAGGATTTTATAAATAAACACCCAGCAGATTACGACATTACCGGAGAGCAAACAGAGGCTTATTACAAATGGAAAAACTTTGTGAGATGGGAGGAGGCAAAGACATTAACGGAATTATACTCCATCCTACATGCCAGCATGAGAGATCGTGCCTCTGTAAACGAGGACATTTGTAACAACATCAACCGCCTGTATCATTCAGGAGTGTTTAATCCCCGGGAGTATGATATTTTGAAAGAGCACTTTTTATCCCAGCGGCCAACACCTGAATTGCACCCGGAGGATTTTGATCCAAATCAAACCCTTTCTTTTTGGTGGCCACGTAACGCCATAGGCAGGCACAAGAGAAAGATTTTTATTACCAAATTAATACACCTCACAAAAAACATTGAAATAACAAAAGAGCATCTTATTGAGATAAGCAAATCCTCTTATTTCACAACTGATCCTCAACATAGGGGAGCGTCTTTATGTTATGAACTTGGCAACGGAATAAAAGTGCATCAAGTGGATGAGGATAAAAGTGATTGCTTTGTTGAAGTGAATGAAAAATTTACACCTGTTAAGACTGTATATAATTTACAATTGATAATAAGAAACCATTTAAGAGATGAAAAAAAGTAAAAAAAGCCTCAATTACTTTGAGGCACATCCAAACAAGAGAAAGCCCTTAAGGCTTAAGTACACCCAAGGACCTGATTACAAACTAAGGAACTATAAAAAGCGGTTTTTAAACGCCATTGGAGCCGCCAGCAATATGGCTGGCATGTTTTCCGCTCTTGCCGGAGTAATACACACGGCAAGCAGGGCATTTGGGGCGCTATCTCATGCCACGGCACACACCACATTGGGGAGAGTGCAAATAATCCCTCATACGCAATTTCCGGAGGTAATAGTTTTGAGAACGGGGGAGAGATTGCAGTTGCCGCCAATGGCACCAATTAGGATGCAAAACTTTGAGCAACTAAGGGAGTTAAATGAGCAACATGATCCGGGAGATGAGCACCATCCAAAGAGTGTGCAATCAGAGTGGAATGATAGAGTAAGCAGAGTTTTGGCGGGGATGGGTGCCGCGGCTGTATCCTCAAAAATAATATTGCCAATTGTTGATATTGATAATGGCATTTTAAAAGCCAAGGGAACATTAAGCCCGGAGGATTTTAACCGGATGAAATACGGCACTTGGCTCCACAAAGAACCGGAGCCGGGATATTGTAAAGGGGAGGTATGCAACCGTGATGGATGTAAATCATTAATACAGGAGCATCAATCAGATGGCGGATGCTCATGCCACATTAATCCTCCATGTTCGTGGTGTGAAACCAGCAGAGAGTATTGCCCGGGATGCGGATGGGATGGCAAAGAGGAGCAAGATGAGTATCATATAAATAACATTTACAAGCCAAGCGAGGCCCAACAAAAAGCATGGGCAGAGGAGCGCCGCAAATGGGATGAAAGTGAGCAAAATTTTAACGCCAAGTTTTACGGCAAGGAGCCTATAACGGAGTTTGAATGTCGGAGGAGATCTCATACTCATTTTTCCATGGAAGTTATTGGAGTTTACCCGGATAGCATGACAATGGAGGAGGTTGCGGAAAAAGTAAGGGGCACTTTTGGAGGCCGTTTTGAGATGTTTGGCAAAGGAAAGTTTAAATACATAGCTTATACAGATTAATTATGAAACAACAAACTCCCCCTATAACGGATGACTACCAATTTGAGCCGTTAAAATACCGCTTTGAATACGAACCAAATAATTAATATACCATGTTTACAAATCGTTACGAATTAATACAGATAGTTAAAGAGGCTCTTTGCGAAAATGAGTATCAGGATAACACGAACTACAACGACATTGCAGAGGCGGTTGCAAGAAAGCTGCAAGAGAAACAGCCCAGCAGCCCGCCAAACCCGTTTGTATATCCTGCAACGGATCCATCTTACTTTGGTGCCGCGGATGCATTGGGGATAACCACGTTGGATTATTTTGCTGCTAAAGAGAAAGCAGCATTAACAGCTGCTTATGTGGTTGATGAACATTACTCTATGCAAGTAAATAGAGCCGCCAAGACAGAGGGCAAAACCCATCATCAAATATTATCAGAAAGTGCCTATACAGGTGCCCATGATATGCTGGAGGAGCGCATTAAATGGATAAAACAATAAGTTATGCGTATCCACAACTTAAATGATATAAACTCCGGAGTAATAACCATCTTGGCAACTATAATGCTACAGATTAAGGCACAAAGAAAGAAACTCCAGCGCCCTCCGGAACGCCCGGCAAAGCCCATCAAGGCAACCATTACAGAATACAATGAGTATATAAAGCAGCTTAATGATGTTATTAGTAAGGAGAGAAAGTATCACAAAACATTGGAGCGCCTTGATTACCGTGAAAGGCAAGTACAGTACTCCATTGCCCTGCTGCCTGTTAATATTTGGTTCCTGAATGATGAGAAAACCCACGCCGTTGCAAATCACAGGAAAGATTGGGGAGGCGGAGAGTTCCACTACTATGCGGAGATAAGTTATGAGGGAACTCTTTATTTAAACGAATTAAAACCATAATTATGGAAAACAGTATTTTCAGCTATAAGCAAGAGGCAAGGGAGTTTTTTATAATGGAAAACCCCAGCCATAACCCTCCCATCACAATGGGTGTGGGTAACGAAAACACCGGGGAATTTACCGGAGTATATATAACAAGTGATCCCCTTGAGGACTTAAGGAAATCCCTCTCCAAGTATCTTGATGCAAAGCGCCAGCAGTTGGCCAGGCCGGAGGATATTTATAGGTTTGGGGATTACTGCATTATTGAACAAAACCGCTTTGGTGCCGAAAATGAGCACTATGTACACAAGGTTATAGGGATGAGCAAATCAAATGCATGGGTTGATGTTCCTGTTGTGGGTTCCGCCGTGGAGGTGTTGCATGATACAATGGAATGGGTTGTAAGCTGCATCTGTTGTGGAGTGCAAGAAACAACAGTATTAAAATACAAGCTTTCAGATTGCAAGCCAAATAGCAGGTTTGTTTTTCCCGTTCCGGACCGCCGGGCAAGTGATAACCTGAACAAAGCAGATTTTTGGGATCATATTTATGCCAAGTATCCCAAAGCAACGGATCACTTTTGTAAGTGGATTGATGCCTATAAGGAGGCTCAAGGCTGGGATAATATATTTGGCTCATCAATAAAATTCCATGATGTTCCTCTTGCCATGCAGATGGGCATATTTGTAACGTATTATTTTGATATGTATGAGGGGGCTCCTGAATTTATTGTTGAGGCTGGAGATATAGATGTTGATGGGCTTGCCCAATCCTTAAGGCACATTTTTGAGATTAGGGAGTATGAAATTAACAACCCTGAAACCTTTGAATAATACAATAGCAGTTATTAACAAAAGCCCCATCTCCGGGGCTTTTTTCTGTTAATAATGTTTTGTTAAGAAAAACAACTAAATTTGCCTGTATAACTAAATGATTGATACCATGGCTAAAGGAGATAGCAAACCGAAAAACGAGAAACCAGCCCGGGAGAAAAAGGATCCAAGGGATACATATTTCAAGAAAGGCAACAAGGTTTGGGAACTCGCAAAGAACGCAGGCCGCCCCAAAAAGCATAAGACAGCACAAGAGTTGTGGGAGGCTGCATGTGATTACTTTCAATGGGCTCAAGATACTCCCATCCCCAATTGGGTTATAAGCGGAGGCAAAAGGGTTTGGGCACCACTACAGCGCCCGTTTACCCTGTATGGGCTATGCATTTTCATGGGTGTAAGCAGCAGATACATCACAGATATTGAGGATAGGGTACTTGATAAGACTGATCCAACAACCGCATTATTTGATGAAAAAGAGGCGGAATTTTCTCAAGTCATCACATGCATAAGAGAAATCATTTATAATCAGAAGTTTGAGGGGGCTGCTGTTGGCATGTTCAAAGAGAACCTAATTGCAAGAGATTTGGGCATCCATGAGAGTGTAAATCAAAAGATGTGGAGCGGGGATGATAATCCTCTCCCTAACCAAATACAGGTATTTCAGATACCGGATAATGGCAGGGCAATCAATTATGATGCTGTTGCAGAGAATACACCTCCCGGCACCGCTGGGGAATAATTTGAGTTTAGTGTTAGTTAGGAGCCAAGTGTAATGCTTGGCTTTTTTTATGGAGGTTCTGTACTTATTTTGGAGGTTCTGTTTTAAGGTTGTGTACTTGTTACACCGGGCGGATACAAAATAAAGGGTAAAATATTCCTCTTTTTATTTGTTAGTGTAATATATTCCCCTATATTTGCATATACAAAAACAGTAAAACAGAAAATTATGGCAACTATCACAATCAAAGCAACCAGCACAAGAAACAAATCTTACTTAAATAAGACTTTTGTTTTAACTCAAGTTGAGGAGGGTAAAAATTGGTTTACAACTAAGATTGGTAAAAAAGAGTATCACGGCAAGTTTAATGATTACGTTTACAGAGGAGAGCCTTTAACAATGGAGGAGGCAAGCGAAAAAGGCCACGGATTTTGTTTTAATCTTGTTGGCTCATCTAAGCCCGGAAATGTTTGGTTTGATAGATTTGAGATAATAAAATAATAATAACCCGGGGAGGGCTCTCCTCCCCTTTAAATATTTTTATCGTGGAAAATAAAGACAAATCAATTGAGAAAACCGATGTGCACGGGCTAAATAAAATAAGCTTTAAGGATCGTTATGATCATTTATGCAGCATACAGGATAGCAGCCTTGCAAATGAGGCGTGTATATGGATAGGTAGATACGGCGCCCGGATGCACTTAACTCAAGAGCAAGTGAGTAACCTGTTGCCGTTCCTGCAACATTTTGTAAATACGGGCACTATAAACATGGAGCCCGTTATTGAATGGGAGCAAGGGGATTTGATGGAAAACCTTTGTATGCATGATAGTGTTTATGACTTAAGCGGAGTTGATCAGTTTGGGCAAAAATATCAAGCCATGGGGGTTTATACGGATGGGGAACTTGTTAGGGTTAACGACATAGAAAAAATATAGCCATGCCAATAAAAAGAAAGAAAATCCCTAAAGTATTTTACTTTAATGGGGAGAAATGTGAAACCGTTTTAAGTTTCAGTGATCGGGGTTATGACATGCTTGTTTATAGAGTTGTAATAGGGAAAGGCAGGCGGAGGCATGAGGTTGCTTATGAGAAAATTATAAGAAAGATGGCAGATACAAAGCCGGATGAACTTTATGAAATTGTACAGGAACGCAAAAGAAAAAAGCTATGAGAGATATATTAAAGACTGCCTTAAATTGTGGAATAAGTAAAGCATACGAATTAAAGATAAAAGATGATATTAGTGCTGAATTAAGAGCAATAATAAATGATGATGCTTTTTATAAAACAATCATGGATAGGCTAAATATGATTGAGCAAAAAACAGAAACAGGATTTTATCATTATATAAAAATGGCTGAAATCACAAAGGCTCAATTACTCTCATTGCAAATGCCCGATATATTAACACGTTTAGAATAAAATCATGTACACACACGAACAATGGAAAGAGGTTAAGAAAGCCCTCTCCTTAACAAACAAGTCAATTGCAGAGATCATTGGCACAACAGAGGACAATGTAAAAAAGCAGCTTGGGCCATCCAAGAAGCTGCCAACATGGGCAAGGGCAATGATGTTTGCACATGAAAGGCTTATTGTTATTCCTCCCGGAGAAATAAAAAGAGGTGTTAATGATGATTATCTGTTGTTGAAAAAGGGAGGGGATATTGAGGTTGTTACTAAACATCCCAATTGCGGTTGCTTTGTTGATGCCTCACAAATATTCAGGAGAGATAAAACTTGTAAGGTTGCAAAGGATGATCACACATTCACAATATCAAGATGATAAATTTTGATGAGCCAATTGATGAGGGGGATGGGATTAACAACTCTTTCATAATAGTTGCCCGGGCGCTTGAGGAGATGGCTCTTAACCCAACAGAGGGAGAAATTAAGCTTATGCTTAAGATAGCAGGCTTGATTGCCATGGAGCAAAGTTTTGAGTTGAGAAAATCCAAGTATCCGGGAGTTTATTACAACAGAGCGGGCATGAGATATGAGGCATACACCCATACCGATAAGGGCACCAAAAAAGTGGTAATACATTCCTCTGATAGTGAGGAGGAGTGTTATCAAAAGCTGCTGGAGCATAAGGGCAAAAAAGATGAGGCTTTTGAGAGGAGCAAGGCATTAGCCCTTAAGACTAATCCAAACAGGAAATCCAAGATAATGCATGATGATAAGGGCATGAAAGCTGTTGATAAACTTGATATGAAAGGCAACTTTATTGAAACCTATCACAGCGTGCAGATTGCAGCAATAAAAAATAACACGCATGCCGCAAACATAAGTGCCTGCTTAACCGGGCGTACAACAACTCATGGGGGCTTTAAATGGAGATACGCGAAATGATAAAAGAAACAGATTACAGTATTGTTACATCCCGGGTGGATCCGGACCACGTGGAGAGCCTTGAGTTAAGCACACACCAAAAGAGGGTGCTCCTGTTTGATCCGGCACCTGTATATGCCCGCATTGAGGTTAATCATTACAAGAGGGTACAACCGTTGCAGATGGCAAAGATGTTCCCCCAAATAGAGCCCGGCATTTGCGCGTGTGGATGCGGG